AAGATCAGCGAGGAGAACGGCCGGACCAAGAGCTTCGACTTCCTCCAGTTGGCCGGTGTCCGTCGCGGGCTCACGGCCATCGGTCTCATGCCCATCCTCGACTCGGCCAGGCGCGGCGAGTCGGTCGGCAAGGCTGAGGATGCCTCTGTCATGGCCGTGGTGCGTGCTTTGACGCATCCGGCGCACGGACCCGGCGTGTCGTTCCTTGAGACGGCTGCTACGGGAGAGAACTACTTCGGCAAGAAGATTGCCGCAACGGCCGGGGAGGGGGAGTCTCAAAGGCTGGAGAACGTCAAGGCCGCGCTCAAGACGGCCAACCCGGCCATCTCAGCCTACCTCGGCGCTGATGCTCCAGACCGGGAAGTGCCAGCCAATGAGAAGTGGGCGAAGGCAGCCGGCGGGTTCGGCTTCAAGTACAGCGGCCCCTCGAAGCCCCCGGAAGTCAACCGGCTCTACGAGGCCCTTCATGCCGTGGACGCTAAGTATCAAGAGGAGCGGAAGGCCAAGGCCCGTGTCGGCGAGAAGCTCAAGGAGCCGTGGGAACTGCGAGCGCTGCATGATCGGGCCACTCGGATCGGCAAGTTGGAGCGGCGCTTCAATCACCCGGAGACGACGGCTTCGGAGCGGGACGAGATTCGTCAGCGTCAAGCGGAGTTGGCGCGGTCGTTCTTTGCGGCTCGTCGGGAAAGGGCGGCGGCACAATAGGCCCCCACCACCAGCGGCCCTCGAAGATGTTCAAGTCCACGACCTGGTCCATGTACAAGGCCAAGAGCTTGTCTGGCTGTCCATAGCGGAATGGGGCTACGGGAATCGGCCAGAACTCCCCTTGGAGCCAGTACCAGCCACGTTCTTTCGGCAGTCCTTTCGTCCAGGTCGGCATGACTTGCTCCTCACTGAGGCGGCTCAATAGGTCCGCACCACTCGCCGCCCCGCATCCTCGGTGGGCAAACAAAATCACTCTTCGTTGAGAAGGACAGCAAGGCGCGGCCTTCTTCCGCCAGACGCAGAACGCCTGCTGGTCCGACATGACCATCTCGCCACCAGTAGTAGCCCGGCACGGTCGGCGGCTCCTTGGTCCACTTCAACGGCTCGCTCATCGGTTCCCCTCCCAAGGTTCTTTCCTGAGTCACTGCCGCTCTTTCAGTTCTAACGCCCGGTGGCAGGCGTCGTCACATGCCTCGTCGCTCCACGGCATCTTGGCGAGCTTGTTCATGTCGTAGGGGCCGGCGTCCAAGAGGAACCGGACGATGGCGTTGGCCTTGAACCGTGGCGTCCCGTTGTCCAACTCGACCGGCTGCATCGGATGTCGGCTCACAGTGTTCTCCTTCCAAAGTGCATTGGAGTCTACGCCGGTCCACGCATCCACTGCATCGCCTTCACCCCGTTGGCGAACGTCCACTCGTAACTGTTCGAGTAGTAGTCAGAGCCGTCCAGGGCCATCTTGAGGCTCTTGTTGCCCTTGAGCGGCTTCGCCAGTCCGTGAACCGTGGTCAGATGCTCAACCATCGCGGCATTGCTGTCGAACTCCGGTTTAGCCTCGCACGTATTGCACTGCCAGGCGATTTGGTGTTCCAGCTTCTCTTTGGCTTTCTTGGTCATTGGAGTCTCCTCGGGCTGTCTCACGGGAGCCGTTCCAGATGCCGCATGGTCAATTCAAAGTCAATGGCCTGCCGAAGTCCATCCTCCAAGTAGGAGGCTCTGAGGACCCATCGAAGGTAGTCCTCGGGAATATCGGCGAAGCGCTTGCCCTTGTACTTTCCAAAGGGCATGGCAAGCGGAAACTTCTTCACCGCTGGCTTGCCCTTGTGCGAGTCAAGCCGTCGCTTCTCGCGCTGCCATTCATCTAGCGGCATACCTATCTCCTCGCTGGTTCGTTGTCCCGTTCCCGCTGCGCTCCACGGGCACTGCGCGCACCCCCTCTTACTCCCCCATGAAGCCATACCGGACAGGTTGACGGCCTCGGTTGTCTCGGCCGCCACATTCTTCTCACTATCGGCCGCTGGTCGAGCCGGCCTGTCCAGTCGTTGCCCGTTGTACGCCACGGGCCTCTTGCCTCGGCGGTGCCCAATCTGGGGCTATGTCACAGGAAGGCTTGAGTTTCGGCGAATTGCCGCTACAATGTGTTTACCTCAGCCTTGCCTGTGGACCTTGAGCCGCGTGTTCCTCGCCGGATACACGCGGCTCTTTTCATTGCTCTGTTCTAACCCAGCCTCTTCCGCCTTACAAGCCTCCTTGCCGCTAAAAGCGTCTCATACTCCTCTTCCGCCGTCAGCTCCAGCCGGGCCGCTCGATCCGCGTCCGAGCGGCTCTTGGCCATTGCAATGACTTCTTCGGGCGTTCGCCAGCCGCCGCCAGGGGGCGGGATTCGTTGGTTCGGGTCGGGAAAGTACATCGGGTGAACCTTTCCGGTTGAGGCTCGTCTATTCTGTAGGCCGTGCGTGCCCCACAGGAGCCGAGCTTACAAACTTGCCATGTTTCAAAAAGCTTCTCCGACTTGCATGCCGGCCTTCACTTTTTCGACAGTCCTACCTCTCCGTGCCACGCCTCGGCCCGAATCCCTTCTTTCCCCTCACGGACGGGGCGTGGCCCGCATAAATCGCTCGACTCGTCATGGCCAAGCTCCCGGATGTGGATTCCCTTCGCGGCGTTGGGGAAGTGATGGGCTAAGACTTCTGCGGCCAGGCCAGCGCCGAGTTGTGTGCAGAAGTCGCATTGATGCTGCTGGCCGAGCTGAGTCCAGGTAAGGCGGTACATCGGTCACTCCTCCGCGTTCAAAGCCCGCTTGATGACGGCGAACGCCTCGCCGCTCTCGAACTGCTCCGGCGTGAACTCCAAGACGACGTAGCCCATAAGCTGCGCTTCGTTCCTGCGCTGCATGTCGTCAATCTGCGTCTGCCCACGGCTGTGGTGTCCGTTGGTCCAGACGCCGCCGATCTGCTCGACGCCGACGTGTGCCTCGAATAAGTAGTCAAACCGCCACTTGCGGCCGATGTGCTCGGCGAACGGGTACTCGTAGACCGGCGGCGGCAGTCCGTGGGCCGCACAGAGAGCCTCGAAGGCGTCGTGCTTGGCATCTTTCTTGGCAGCCTGCCGTCGCTTGATGGCCCTGATCGTCTTCCGTTCCTTGGGAATCTCGATGCCCCAGACGTCGAAGTCGCGTTTGGTGAATCGCATCAATGCACTCCTTCACAATTACCCGACCGATTCCGCCTTCACATACGGACGCCGCTGCACTTCCCGCAGCGTCATGCCGTGGTGCGAGAGGGCTGACCGGAACCGCTCGAATTCCTCGTGCGTGAAGTCCATTTCCAGCCTCCGAATGGCTAGCCCGCGGAACAAGTCGAACATGGCTGGGGAGAAATCCCAGGTTTCGTCCGGCCACGGGACGAATGTGTAGGTGTACTTCACGGCTCAATGCACTCCTCGCATGGGCCTGCCGGCGGGCTTCTCCGGCGGGGGTTCCTCCTTGGGCAGCAGTTCGCGGCAGAGGGTGTTGATGACATCGGTTACAGTGCGAATGCCAACGCCTCGCGCCCCAGTGGCAGTTCGCTCAGTAACGATAACGAGACCGACACCGGCCTCGCCGTTGTCGCCTGTGAACAGGGCCATCGCCGCCCGCTCGATGTCTGCCTTGGTGAGTGTCACGGCTTCTCCTTTCCCGGCTTCCAGTCCTTCTTCTTCCCCAGGAGCGTGTCGTACACCACCACGGCGACGATCAGGAAGGCTCCGAGGATGAATTCGGCGAAGAGGATCAGGGCGAGGCATTCCTTGGCGGCTTGCATAGAACAGCCTCCTGTTCACAGGCGATTGCCAGGGCCAGCGATAGCGGATAGGGCACCATAGCCCGATGCTGTTTCTGCCAGCCGCTCAGATGTTCTTTCCGCTTGGAAACCACAGCCTTGAACGCTGGGAACACGCCCCAGAGGTAGTAAGGGCCGAACCTCCTGGCAGGCTCTCCAAGCCATCGCGTGGCGCCGCGGACGTTCTCCAGTATCCACCAGCGAGGCTTGCACTCCTCAACGATTCGCAGGGCAGCAATCACCAGTGACAGATCGGGCCGCCTTGGCGTCCGCTTGCGAGTCCACGGCATTGACCACCTTGAGAACTCTTGGCAGGGCGGCGAGGCCCAGAGCAGATCAGGGCTTGGCCCGGCATACGACCACTGCCGCAGGTCGGCAACGTGAGTCGGGTTCATGGACCGGACGTTATCCACCGTCACGACCTCCCAGCCACGCTGGCTCATTGCAGCGGAGGCGCCCTTGTAGCCGCAGAAAAGATCAAGCATGAGCAACGGGCTCTCTCCTCAGCAGGCCCACAGCCCGCAGACTGGCGACGTGTTTACAGCCCTTCTCGTCGTGCCCGTCCCGCGCGTAGAGGAAGTCGGGGCACGAACACACGGGCCCATGCTCAGTGAGGGCCACGTCGTAGCTAGAATCGTCCGTCTTCGTTAGGCGCCAGGCGGGCGTGGCTTCCGGGTAGGGGTTGAGGTAGGTCAGCGCGTAGGCGTGGCTGGTCTCCTGCCCCTTGTCGTTGACGACGGTGATGGCGATCCAGAGCTTGGCCCGGCCCATAACTGGCGGTCTCGTTTTTGTCGGCACGTCGGAGCCTCCAGAGTTCGTTGAGGATGTCGCACTGCAAGAGTCCTTCCCTGGCGGCGACAATAGCCAGGCAGTCCTCACGGGTAGGCGGGTTGCCGTCGTGGTGCTTGGTATGGCACAGGCGGCACAGGGCGAGCAGGTTGATCCGCACGTCGAGCCGCCCGCCGCCGCCCATGTTTTTGTGCAGAATGTGGTGCGGGTCGCACTGGCGGAACCACTCGCACCACTCGCAACGCCGCAAGCCTCGGAAGTCGTTCAGGACCAGTTCGTCCTTGATCTGCATGGCGTCTCCTTAGTCGCGGGGGTCGATGGCGGAATGCGGCAGTTCCTTCACCGCTGAACCGCCGTACTTCTGGACGTACTTTGACAGGAACCACTGAATAACCAGTGCCTCAGTCTCGCCGTTGTCCAACTCGGCCATGATGCGGTCAATCTTGGCCATCGCCTGCAATTCCGGGTCCAGGCCCCGCGGCGTCTTGCGTGGCGCCGGTTCGGGCGGTTGGTTCCTGTCGTCGTTGTGAATCGCGTCTCGGTTAGCTTCTGCGTTCGCCTTCACTTTCTTGCTCCTTGGGATGGTTGTGCCGGCTTGCCATTGGCCGGCTGGGGTTGCGAGGCGTCGTACATAACGCCCAGCTTGGTTTCGATCTTCTGCCGCATCTGCCGGAGCCACACGGACAGCTCGGCCCCGTGCTTGCCACTCATGGCGGCATCGAGGAGCCAGCCTTCGATCTCGTGCCGGAACTCCTGAATGAACTGCTCGCGGGTACGCATCGCGGCGTCCTTGCGGGCGAAGGACTCGGCTCACTTCTTCTTCCGGTGCTGTTCGACCGTTGGACAAGTTGCGTGATGATCGAGGTAACGCAGGAAGGATGACACTTCCTCGAACAAGTCATCCTTGCGGTGAACATGGGCCTTGCCGTCCACGATCGAGATATTGCCCTTCGGATCGGGCTGGGCGTTGAGGATCAGGTAGTTGCCCGTCGTGGCGCTCTGAACGAAGATGACAGCGGCACCACAGGATTTGCAGTTGGTCGGTTCAGGCATTGGCGGGAACCTCCTTGGGTACGAGTCGATCCGCTGGTACGTCGCGGACCAGATTGAACGTGTCAACGTCGGAGAGGGGCATCAGCGGCCAGTTCCGGTCGGGCCAGAACCCGCGGTTTTCCTGAGCGAACATGCCGAAGGCTTGGCGGAACGTGGCGCTCCACTTCTTGGACCTGGCCCGGTAGTACATCCGTTCCCAAACGGCCGGACTTGGCAGCACGATCTTTCCTGAACCGCCGCATTTCTCACAGGGAGCGTCTTTAACTTGCCCTGAACCCTTGCAGGGATAGCACGGAACCGGCAAAGACTTCGGTGCCGTGCGGCGAGGCTCGAACACGTCGCCGGTCATCTCGCGGAGGCTGCCGTCCGTGCTCACCACCGGCCGCGACCGCTTCTGGCCCGCTGGCAGTTCCCAGCCGCAGCCGCCGAACTTCTCCAGGCAGCGGGGCCCGAAAATCACCGCTTTGCATCGCGGACACAGGCCGGGCTGCTTCGATGGGTCTTTGCGAAGGGCATCGGCCCGAAGGCCGTAGATCATGGTGTCGGTGGCGTCGAGTCGCCAGTGGCGGTCGGCGTTGAGGCTTCCGTGGCGCCACCAGTTGCCGCCGTGGTCTTGGACCGTAACGGATTGTAGACCAGGATAACTTCTGAGCAGTCGTCCGCCTGACTGTAGAAAAGTTCCGACGGAACCAAAGATTGTGGCAAAGATGCAATGAGCCAACCAAGGGCAATCAATGCCCTCTCGGAGCACGAATCTATTCGTGAGAACGGGTATACTGCCATCTTTCGATCCCTCCAAAACGTCCTTCCGGGCTTCCCGGTCACTCTTGTAGAACTTACCGTCGATCCAGATGTCCTGCCCGTCAATGTGGGCCGAGCGAACGCCGCGCTTCGTGAACTGCTCCGCGAACCAGATGCTTTCCCCAACCCCCGGCGCGAACAGGATCGTCGGATTGTGCTCGGGGTTCAAGCGCTCGAACCACTCCCAGACGCGGCCCCAGATCGAGGGCGTCATGATCGCTTTGCGGGCTTGGTTCTCGCTCAGGTCTTTTCCTTCTTGGACTTTGAGGGCTCGAAGGGTGCGAACGGCCGGTTCATCAGGTCCAAAGTGTCTTGCAGCAACGAGAGCGCCGCAGTCTCGAAGACTTGTTGTTGTTCCCGCGACCACCAGTGCGGCATATAGACCCGCAAGACCAATAGGGGTTGCAGTGTAGCCAACGATCGCAGCCTCTCGGCTGTGATGGGCTTCGAGGATTGCGGCGGCTGTGTCTCCGATTTGGACATGAGCTTCATCCACCAAAACAAGGTCTGCGTTGTGTAGGTCCCACGTCTTCTTCTTCATCGACCGCGAGTGCTCGGTCTGGATCGAGCTGACCTGAAACGGATGGTCCCGCTCGTCCTCGTAGCCGGCCGCCCGAACGCCGTGGTACAGACCAGCGTCGAGAAAGACGTTGCTGGTCTGATCGAGGAGCATCCGGCGGTTGGTGTAGAGCACGACGCGCAACCGTCGGTCCAAGTAGTCCTTGGCCAGCATGGTCATCATTCGCGTCTTGCCGCCCCCGGTGGGCGAAGTGACACACAGACGGCGCTCGCCGCGGGCGATGGCGGCGAGCGTCTCGTTGTGTCCGCTCAGTTGGTGCGGCCAGGGGTCCATCCCTACTCCTCGGATTCGCCGTTCGTCTCGGGTTCGGGCTTCTTCTTGCACTTCACATTCGACTTCGAGAGCACAACGACGATCAGCCCGTCCGGCGTCTCGTAGCGGTCAAGTCCTTGCTCCTTCATCTTCTCCAGCAGGTTGATCTTCGCGTCGTCCTCTTCCTTGGTGAGCCGCTGGCGCTCCAGCATGGCCGAGTAATAGGTGTCGGCGGCGTCATCAATGGCTTTGATGCGCGGCGGCTCCATACCGTCAAGGAACTGCTGCTTGGGGCGCTTCTCGCGAGTCTTCCGGGCTTTCTTGGTCGCGGTCATACGGTCTCCTTGTTACGGGCGTTTTTGGAAAGTTCCTTTTGCCACTGCTCTGCTTCCTTTTCGCACTCCTTGATCTTTCGAGTGATTCCCAGGTATTGGGGGCTCGGGATGATGATGTCGCCCTCCGAGGATCGGTGGGAGTCTCGCGTCATGCCGTACTGACGCGCCAAGTTGCCCAGTTCGTGTTCCGCCCTTCCAAGATGCTCGTTGAAGGCGCTGCGGTTGAAGACGGGGATAGGCGAGCCGTTCTTCGGGCCTGTCTGTCTTGGCCGGACGTTTCCCGTGTCGTCGCCTGCCTCACGGCTCGGTATGCCAGCAAAGTCTTCCTCGGTTCTGGTGATGGCGGCTAAGACGTGCATTCCTTCGATCAGTTTGGCGTTGAGGGCATGTTGCATGGCTTCATCCATCGCCTCAATGCGCGGGATTAGTCGCGGCGTGAAGTCCTGCACTCGGCAGCGAAGCTCGGGGATGAGCTTGTCGTGATAGCCGTTCTGGACTGGCACCGGAGCGGGCGTTTCGGTCGGCTCCCAGCGTGTTTCTTCCTCTTCCGGATCGTTGTCGCGGTTGCCGTTGATGACTTGCCACTGTTGTTCCAAATCGGTCGTAACGACCGTTTTGGCTAGTCGCATGTAACGGCGAGCCTGCTCGGCACTGAATTTGATGTTGTCCTTCATCCAAGCGGTCCAGTTTCCGTGGCCGACTTCCGCCTTGGCCAAGAGCAGCTGCTTGCCAGAGTGGCGGTAGTGCTCGGCCCCCTTTCTCTTGCAATCATCGCCGGCTTTGGTGGCCGCGTTGATTTCGGCCGCGAGGGCTTTCAGATCGACGGCTGAGCGGACAATGGCGGGCGGATTGGCTGGCTTCATGGTCCCTCCATGAAAAGACGCGCCGCCGCCCGGTTGGTCCCACTGCTCGGACAGGAATTGCCCGGTGCGGCGGCGTGTTTCGGTTGTTCTCTTCTCTGGTAGTCCCGAGCAGTGGGACTGCAAGGGAGAGACTAGCTGAGATGGGAGCGGCCGTCAAGCAGAAGGCGGTTCCTTGGCCTGGACGAGCATGGCATCGGCGTACTTAAACGCCCATCGCGAAGCCTTCTTTTCGTCGGCGAGGTTCGTGTCGTCGCCGGCGCATGAGGCGAGGATGCCTTGCAGTGCCATCCCCGCGTACCACTCACGCATCGACATGCCTTCGTCGCGCATGTCCTCATTCAGCGTCCACGGAAAAGCCGGATCGTTGCCGTTCTGGTGTCTCATGCTGCTTCTCCTTTAGGGCGAATCTTCTGCAAAAGGGTCTGGTAACGCTCCCAGAACGCATCGAGGGCCTCGGCGAGCCGCTTGGTGTAGTCGTCGGGAATGACGTTCACCGCGAAGTGCGGAAGGCCGGGGCAATAGCTAACGAAGTCCCACCACTCAAACGGCAGGGTCGGGTCGATGATGGCGAGGGCCAGTGGGCCGTGAACTTGGGTCTTGTACTCGGCGGGCAGAACGCCGTCGAGCTTGTAGCGAACCTGGGTCTTTCCCTGCGGGCATTTCAGTTCCAAGCCGCCATTCGTGCCGATCAGCCCATCAGGAGAGAACCCAAAGCGCCCATCGTCTGTGGTGCAGAACCCCACCTGCTGCACGTCGCAATCCGTCTCCAGTTCGTACCAGCGTCGGGCCTCGGCCTCGGTGTTCTTCCCATGCTCCATCGCGCGGTTGGTGGGCTTGCCGCCGAAGAGTTCGGCCATCGAGCCGGGGTAGTGCAGCTCCGCGATCAGGTCGCAGATTAGGTCGTCGGCTTGGGCGCTGAGTTTCATCGTCTTGGCGGTCAAGATGCGGTCGAAGCGACTGGCGGTGGGGACGCCTCGGTGCAGTTCGCACCACTGCTCGCCGCCCTGTTCGCAATTGAAGGTCTTCATGATGGCGTCTCCTTATTCAACCGTATCGCTATCTCACCACTGCCAGGGCAAGGTCCGCTCCCGCAGTCATGCTGCGGAGTCTCTGTTACGCCGTGGCCGAAGACGAATTTCTTGTCGCAATATGGACAGGCGAAAGTCGGCATCTTTGCCAACTCAGACAAAGATCGTTGACGTTGCTCTTCCAACTTGGCGCTGGCATCCCCTGGCCGGTCTCCTAGGAGGTTGATGGATTCGGCGATGCCGAGACGGTGCCAGACGCCAAGTTTCGGAAGATGCACGTCCGGGTTTTTCTCGAACTGTCGGCAGCGCTCCACGAGCTTCGGGACGTGGGTTTGTCCCCAGTGCCGGATGGTTCCACACCGCGGACACAGGAAAAGCTTTTCGTCTTCCATGACTCCCAGGCATTCCATCGTGTGATCGCACGTTGGACAACTCATGCTGCCCCTCCCTTCGCCGGCTCCCGGCGCTTCCTGGCGAGGTAGGAGACGGCCTCAACGAATTGCTTCTGAGACAACTGATCGAGCGTTTCGACTTGGCACCAGGCGTAGAACTTCTTGAGGTTAACCGGGCGGCCAAGGCGTTCCAGTTCATCAAAGGCTTCGTTGAGGACCTGGATTTGCTCGGGCGTGATCGAAGACTGGCCGTTGCCGTCCTTGTCTGCCCCCTGGATCGGGATGTTGAAGTACAGGCGGAGCATATCCCTCTGGCAGTACGAGCCGCTGCTGACGGTGCCCTGGAGCGGGTTCATGCTGGAGCCGCCCTTGGCCCCAACGCCATCCCGGGCGTACTCGCCGTGCCGCGTGTCAACATGGCCGTCCCGGTGACGGACGGTCATGACGAAATGCACGTTGCCCTCGGTCCAAGGCTTGTCCTGGCTGAAACTGACCGAGAACCCGTGCTTCGTGTACACGGGCTTGGCGACGGAGACCACGGCGGCCAGTTCCGCGTACATCTTCTTGGTGTGGTCGTTCTCCAGGTTCTTGATGACGGCCGGCATCTCAGCCTGGGCGTCGTTGAGCGCGATGTTGAAGGCTTCAAGGGCTCGCCGGTCGGCGAGGTGTTCGGCCAGCTCGATGAGCTTGCCCAGCTTGTCGGGGTCGTAGCCCTTATCCAAAGCCTTGTCGATCATCACGATCTCCGGCTTGGACGGCGGGGCGAACATGGTGGGCGGTTGCGGCTGTTCTTCAAAGGTGGCGGTCAAAGCTGTCTCCTTGAAAGTTGCCGCTGACGTTGCCGGCTCGTCAGCAGCGGTATAACTCCTGCCGGGGAGTCCCGAACCCGTCGGGCCGGTTGCCTTGAGCCGGCAAACTGCCTGCCTGTTAGGGTCGGTAGGCTTAGACACCGGATTTGGCCAGAAGCGGTTCGTCACAGCTCCAGGTCTGCTCCTCGACCTCAACCGTCTCCTCGCCGTCTTGAATCATCTTGGGCCGGGTGACGGTCTTCTTGGTGATCTCCAGCTTGCAGACCTGCTCGCGCCGAATGTTGAACTCCAGATCGACGCCCCCGCCGAATTGCTTGCGGAGCCAGAAGTAATCACCGCTCCAGTGTTTCGTGACAGGGCCATGCTCCCTGGCGATTGCGGCAAGCTCCTCTTTGTCCGAAACAAAGAGGTTGAAGTTGGGATTCGGAAGGTAGAACTTTGGGTTCTGTTCCAAGAAGTCAGCCAAAGCCCGAAGGCCAGCAACAACTTCGGCTGTGTTCACCATTGCTGCGTCTCCCTGTGAAAAGAATTTGACACTTCGTAACTCGGAGTTAGACTGTATCTCGCTGGGCGCCGGCAACGAGCCGGCGCCCAGCGAGTGAAGCCTCCATGCGGGTAGCACCACTGGAGGCACAATGCCCAGCAACCCATCTCACGTCCCAATCGCTGCCATGAAAGTCAACGAAGTCTGCGCGCTTTACCTGCGCCACTGCGAGGTAGAGGGCACCCATTGTCCCGCGGCCCGTGAAGATCGGCTCCGCACCCTTGCGATGTTCGTCAAAGTCCACGGAGAGCGCACCATCGCCGAGTGCCGACCGTTCCACCTGGCCGACTTCATCGAGAACAACCCGCGTTGGAAAAGCACCGCCACAAGGCGGGCGAAATGTAACGAAGTCCGGGCCTGCTTCGAGTGGGCCCACCGTGGCGAGAGAATCGAACGCAACCCCTTCAAGAGCGTGCGCTACGCCGAGGCAGAACGCCGGCCCGACATGCCGGACGACACCCTCGACCGCATCGCCCAGCTCAGCAACAAGCCCTTTGAGCGGGTCGTGCGGTTCCTGCGCCTGACCGGGGCCCGTCTGGGCGAACTGTGTGAGGCGGTCTGGAAGGACGTTGACCTGGAGCGCGGCATCTGGATCATCCCGAAGCACAAGACGCGGAAATACACCGGCAAGGCCAAGGTGATTGCACTGGTGCCTGAGGCGGTTGCTCTGCTTCGGGTTATGACACCAACAGGTGCAGGTGGCGTCTGCGCAGGTGTCGTGCTCGCCCCAACTGCAAGCAAAGCTGAAACGCTGTTCCTGAACACCCGCGGCCGTCCCTGGAACCGACGCACCCTGGGCCAGCAGCTCCGCAGGATGAAGCAGCGGCACGGCATCGACACCAAGGCGAGCCTGCACGGCATCCGGCACAGGTTCGGGACGTGTGCCGTGGCGAACAAGGCCCCGATTAAGCTCATCTCGATGCAGTTGGGGCACTCGACAGTTCAAGTCACCGAGCGGTACTACTGCGACCTGACGAACGAATTGGACGCCATCAGGGATGCGGCTCGGCTGGCGTTGCCGAAGGTGGGATAAGCAAAAGGGCGAGCCGGCCGGTGTTTCATGGCTAAGCACACGTTTTGGGATGTGAACAGCGTTGCAGGTTCTCCCTGCACACCATGCCGACCGGCTCGCCGCGTTGCTTTCCACCCGCGAAGGGTGGGGTTCACTGCTTCGCGATCGCTTCTGCAACCGCGATTGCTTGCAGTATTTCGTCTGGTGCAAGTTGCATGTCGTACTCTTGGGTTCGTAGATCGTCAGCCAGTTGAGCCGCCGCTGGCTTCCTTGGCACGCCATGACATTTCCACTGAACCGAAAGCTCGCTCTCAACCCAGGCAATTGCATCGAACATAAGACTTCCATCCTGAGTGTTTGGGAATCAAATGCCGGTCTCTCCCGGCTGTCACCCCTGCTTGCTACCCCGCGGCACCTGCCGCCGCTTGGCGTATCGGCTTGTGACTGAGCTGGACTCAGGGCCGAGTTAGCCTTGCTGGTGGTCTTACGGTGGAGGTCGTCGGGATACCCTGCCGCGACTATGGACCCATCGAAGGCCCCGGCAGGGCTGCTCTCGTTGTGTTCTTTGCTGCTTGTGAGGTTTGCAGCGGAATGAGTGTCGCGCTCACACGGTGGAACGCAGGGGTCCGTTAGCGCAGTTGGTAGCGCACCTGGATCACACCCAGGGGGTCGCAGGTTCGAGCCCTGCACGGACCAGTCGGCTTGTTGATCGTTCTTCATGGATCACTCGGCAATGAGCTTGGCCAAAATCTTCTTGTCGCGGAACGGGTTGCCGAACATCTTGCGGAGGTGTTTGGCTTGGGCGTCCCTGGCTGCGGCCCAGGCTGCGGCCCTGGCTGCGGCCCAGGCTGCGTCCCTGGCTGCGTCCCAGGCTGCGTCCCAGGCTGCGTCCCTGGCTGCGTCCCAGGCTGCGTCCCTGGCTGCGTCCCTGGCTGCGTCCCTGGCTGCGTCCCTGGCTGCGGCCCTGGCTGCGGCCCAGGCTGCGGCCCTGGCTGCGGCCCAGGCTGCGTCCCTGGCTGCGGCCCTGGCTGCGGCCCAGGCTGCGTCAAGTTCGTCCTGCGTGGCGTTCCCCTCCGCGAAGCGCTCCGCCACCTCGACGGCTTTGCGGCTTCGCTCGTCCGTGAGCAGGTCCCAGACTTTGCGACCATCTTGTAGCGGCGTTTCGCGGACACACCAGCAGGCGAAGCGTCGAGCTTGCTGGTCGGTCCAGAGTCCGGCTTCGTCCAATGCCCAGATCATCCATTCTGGATTCTCGCAGGCGAGCCATGCGGCCGAGGGCGTCTTGAATTGGCTCGCCCACTCGCGGCCTTCCTCGCAGGCGTCGAGCTTTTCGAGCAGTCGGCTAATCAGAGGCTTCGGTTTCGTCGTCGGCATGAATGCAACCCTCATTAGGTGACGCGAGCAAGTGTAGGCTGGCGTCATGCGTTTTGTCAATCTTGGTGCCACACGTTTCTTGACGGCGTTCCGCAAGGCGGTTATTCTCCTATGGGTACGTCATTCAACGAGAACGGGAGAAAACCCTTGACGGTGCGAATTGTGGTCCGGGCTGCTGCCGAATTGAAAGACCTCGCCGGCCTGGAGGCTGACAAGGCGAACATTCCGCTTTCCGAGTGGATCGTGCGGGTTGTGGCCAAGCAGATCGGCCGCCGCGACCTGGCCGAAGTGCCCCGCAAGAAACTCGGCCGTCCCCGCAAATCCACGCATAACGGCACTTCCTGACCTACACTTCCTCCGGCCCACTAACCGGAGGCAACATGCACCGCTCACCCTATGAAGCTCTGGCTCGCGGCGTCACGATAGGCGGCACCGCTCTTGTGTTGGCGTTTCTCCGCTGGCTGACGGCCCGAGGGGCGCCGGAGAACCGGGGCGAAGGGGAATAGGGGTGCCCGCGTGTGCTGGGCACACACGCGGGCCGGCTGGGGAGCCGTTTAGTAAGGGATCTCAACGAAGCGGTCGCCGCGCTTGAGGGTCGGCCCCAGCCCCGTGTACACGATCTCGGTAAACCCGTAGGGCTTCACCAGATCGGCAATCTGCTTGGTCAAGTCGTCCACGATGGCACCCCAGCGCTGAGCGTTGAAGTTCTTGTCCGAGGCATTCGGATAGGACGGATGCGGGTCGCCGTTGCAGTAATGCGTGTTGGCGTCGCCGGCCCGCTTGGCGAAGCTCACCAGTTGGCGAACCTTGGCTAACGGCATCTTCCAATCTTCCGCGAATCGCTCCTGAGCTGTCATTGCTGTGCTCCCCTGGGCGAAAACCCCCGTCCGCTCTTTATCCCGGCTGTGACGACGGGCAAATGAACCGCGCGGCTCATTTGGCGAGGTTAAGGGCGGGGCGGGACTCGCGACGGTCCCGCCCCTGGGAGGGAGCCGCTTGGGGAATGGCGGTGCCCTCGACCTAATCACCGATGATGCTCCTGAATCGAGTTGTAGCGCTCCTTGGCGGCCTCCCGATCCGCGTCGGCTCGAATCACGGCGGTTAACGCTTCTGTGTCGTAATCGAGCACGTCGCCGCCCTCGTTGCGGTAATACAGTTCATTGTCGGTTGTCGTGAGGTACGGAGCCGTGAACCGCCTCACATGGACCTTGCGACCTTCCATAACAGCCTCCCTTTCCCCTGGGCGAAAGTTACTCGAACATGCTGGGCGTCTGGGTGTCGATCCGCAGCTTACGCGGCTGCGCCTTCTCCGAGCTGCCCACGTCGGCCCAGAGCAAGCCCTGCTCCGGCGTCGGCATCTCTTCACAGCCCGGAAGCGGCCTGGGCGAATAGGCCGCCTCCGAGCTGTCACCGGGCGAATCGTCGTAGGTTGCTTTCATGTTGCCCTCCATGTCATAGGGCGCGGCGTCAAATGGCCTCGCCGTCGCGGCTTTACTCCCGCGCTCTGAGTGAGCCCTTGCGGGCCGGCGAGGTTGTGCCAGGGGGCGGACATTCCATTGTCTGCGAGTCGTGCGCGCTGTGGTGCCAGTGACACCATCGGCAGTATTCGCGCTGAAATCCGCTCGGATCGGGCTCAAAGTGCCAGGTCTGCGGCGTGCAACACGCAAGCCAGTCTTCATGGGCGGCTTCGGCGTCACTCATCGGCTTCTCCCCTCGGGCGATACTCTCCCCAACCGCGTCAAATGCGAGCGGTCCAAGCCGCCCCCACCGTCCGGGCTCGACGGGAGGGGCAGCGCGGGCCGCTAGCGGCTGCGTGCTCTCTCTGCACAGAGCATGAGAAAGCAATCGTGGCAGTACATCCAACCGGCCTCGGGCTCGGTCTCCAGTTCATCGGGCAGCGACCACAGGCCAACGGGGTCTTTGTGGCATCGGTCGCAATCGCCGTGCGCGTCCGGCCGTTGGTTCAGCCAATCCAGGCATTCCCTAAGCTTCATCGGTCTTGCCTCCCCTAAGCCGCGTTTGCCGCGCCCGGAAGCACACGCTCCCAGAAGGGCGCCGGCACACGCAGTTTGATCTTGATTCGGTAGTCCGGCGCCGGGAACTCAGCCCGGAGAATCGCCGCCATGTCCGCCGCCTGCCTGGGCGTGTGAGCCTCGAACGGGGCGCCTCGATAGGCGCCCGTGCGAGTCAGGATGATGCAGACTTCGTAGGTGGGTGCGATCACTTGTGATCCTCCAGCGTCATCAAGTGGGCGTTGCCGTGGTCACTGATGAACCAGACGTTCGGCCAATAGCCGGTCTGTTCCATGTGTCCGCGCAGCCGCTTGGCGATGCTGCGGCCCTCGGGAACCGTGACCGCGAGCTTGCCGGACTGGTAGAAGTGAACGTGGTCCGTGGTCGTGTAGTCGTCTTCCTCGGGTTCGTCGAAACTGTCCATAATCCCCTCCCCTGTTGATCGGGCGATACCTAACCGCTCTCCGTCAAGCGGCTCTTTCCGCCCCATCTGCCCAGGACAGGCAGACAGGGCAGGGAGGGCCGCTAGTCCAGATTCGCAACCTGCTTCAATGCCCGGAAATGGCTCAAGAGCTGGCCATCCGTCAGTGAGCCGCGCCAATCGGCACCGTGCGGACCAACAGGCCGGAAACCGCCATTCGACAGCCAGTGCACGAGCGCATCCGCATACTCGGCAACGGCTTCGCGGTCCATCTCTTCGTACATAGCGCTGTCCAGCGCTTCCAATGCTGCAACCGGGTCCATGACTCCCCCTCCCCTACGGTGACAGGCCAGACTATCCGGCCCTTGCCGGCGCCCTCGTGCTTGGCACACGAGACCGCCAGGAAGGGCCGTTAGGCTTGCACGATGGTCCAAGTGGCATCGTCCGCCCCTAAGTCGATACCGGACTCGTCGTCCTCACTGCCGTCATCCGTAGCATCAAGCTCCACGAATGCCGTAGAGCCATCCACCGACCGATGCACCATCACCCCGCCGAACACGACATACTCAGTCCCCGTGCCAATCACCACGTCGGCATCGCAGCCCAGCTCGTGCTCGGCTTGCTCCAGGCGCTGTATCAGGTCGCGGATACGCATGGCCAACCCTCCCAACACGTTACGTCACTATGCCCCGACGCCATGTCGAAGCTCTCACCCTAGCCGATGGCGTCAAACGCCCCAGTTTCTCTCCGCGGGCGGGCGTGTGCGCGCGATCCGCCAGGACTGAGCCAGACCCCCGGGGGTGTCGGGCGGGTCCCATGGGGACTTAACCCCATTCCGAAAGCAAGCCTGGTTCCATATTGCCTTTACGTCGATCTTAAAATGTAAAGTCGCTTTCCATTTGAACGTCAAATCGGACACCGTGTCCGATTTGAGCCAGACCGTCCCGTGCTGCCCTTGGCGGAACCATGCTGGGGGGCGTAGGATGCGATCATGATCGAGCCGGCAGTGATACCGCCAGATACGCCGCCAATCGAACCACCAGATGAGCCGCGAGCCTTATTTGGGGGGAAACGTCATTCTGGTCTGCATCCGCACCAGGAGAGGGGTCCGGACGGCAAGATACGGGTTAAACCATTGTCATACGCGGTGCCGGACGGCGATCCTTGGGAGCCGCCGGTGCTGAGGGCGATGAAGCTGGTCATGAGCCGGTCGGCGGCCGAGGACGAGACGGAGTATGAGCGTTCCTGCCGGCGGTGGAAGGGGGAGGACGAGGCCGAGTTTATGATGAAGCTGGGCGAACTCGAGAAGGCGGCGCTGGTGGTGAAGCAGAAGGCGGACGAGACGGATCAGCAGACGCAGCCGGGGACGGAGGCGGCGGTGGGGTGTGCGAAGGAATGGCTGGCGAGGCACGGGGAGAAGTCATGAAGGAGAAGGCGTTACTGGTGCCGCTCAAAGGCAGGCGAGATGCTTTTGAGTACGTGCCGCTGGAGCGGATGACGCAGGAGCGGCTGGAGCGGGCAATACGGGAGGCGGTCGAAGCGGAACGCAAGAGGCACGCATGTTCGGACACGCCGACTGGCACAAGCAAGTCCCCCGCGACCCGGTGAAGAACGTCCGCTTCCGGCTCCAGCTTTACGAGGACGCCCGCGACAATCGGGAGTTACAGTGCGGCATCCGCGAGTTCTGCCGGCAGGACATTCTCTTCTACACGAACGCTTTCATCTGGCAGATCAACCCCCGGAAGGTGGAACAGGAGCTTGGGCCCTTTATCACGTGGGGCTTTCAGGAAGACGCCATTCTGCGGACCTTGCACCGGCTTTACGACGAGCGCCGGGACGCCTTGTGGGAGAAGTCGCGGGAGATGGGCGCGACGTGGATGGCGCTCATCATCAAGGACTGGCTGTGTCGGTTTCACGACTGGAAGAAGGCTCTGGCGATCAGTCACACGGCGGACGCGGTGGATCGGCCGGGCGATCCTGACAGTCTTTTCTGGAAAGTGAGCTTCATCAATGAGCGATTACCCGACTGGCTTAGCAAGGGCTTTCGGCATCGCAAGCTTAGCTTCTCTTATGATGCTACGCGCAGCGCTTTCCAGGGAGCCGCTACTACTGAGCGTGCTGGAGTTGGTGGCCGCGCTACTTCTCTTCTTCTTGATGAGTTCTCTAAACAGGGAGCTGATCGAGAAATCTACGGTCAGACCAAGGACACCGGCCCCCGGCTCATCATCGGCACGCACTACGGCATCGAGGGGCAGTTCTACGACCTGACCCGCCGGGAGGATATGTTCAAGATCCAGCTGCACTGGACGCAGCATCCCGACAAGAAGATAGGCTTATACCGCTCAGGAGTGGGCAAGCATGGCTACGAGATCATCGACACCGCCTATCAGTTTCCAGATGATTACCAATTTGTCCGAGACGGAAGCCCACTTGGCGGACCTTATCCGGGCTTACGATCCCCCTGGTACGACCTGGAGTGTATCGACCGTGCTGACTCCCGACAGGTGGCAATGCACCTGGACATCAATCCCCAAGGGAGCAAGTCTCAGGCTTTCGATCCAGCTTACATCCGAATGCTCATTGAACGAGACGGCCGCGAGCCCTACTGGCAAGGCGACATAATCTACGACCAGGACACCGCCCAGCCAATCGCGCTCTTGCCGAGACCCAAGGGCTTTCTGCTCCTCTGGATGATCTTTGATCGGAACGAACGCCCGCCGCAGACGCAGTACGTGGCGGGTGCGGACATCGCCAAGGGCACGGGGGCCACGCCTTCCTGTTTTACCATCGTGGACGTAAGCACCGGCGAGAAGGTCTTGGAATACGCCAACCCCTTCATCAAACCCGAGGAGTTCGCACATCTTGCCGTGGCGCTCTGCCGACTCTTCAAGAACGAGTACGGCGAGGGGGCCTTGTTTGCATGGGAGATGCAGGGGCCTGGGCTGGAGTTCGGCCAGAAGGTGGTCGAACTGGGCTACCGGAACATCCACTGCCGGACCAACGAGTTCCAGATGGGCGCCGTGCAGTCGGACACGCCGGGCTGGTATCCTTCGCCCAAGAATATGACGCTCCTGATTGACGAGTACCGGACGGCGCTGCACAAGGGCCAGTTCACCAACCACTCGATCCCGGCGCTGGAGCAGACGCTGGAGTTCATCGTGTTGCCTTCTGGTGCCACAGAGCACGGCGGCGTGCGGTCCACAAACGATCCCACGGGCGCCCGCGAGAATCACGGCGATAGGGTGATTGCCGATGGGCTGGCTTGGAAGATGGCCAAGACGTTTGGTACAGTGTCAGCGAAGAAGAAAGAGGCGGAGGAGTTGTCGGTGAACAGTCTCGGCTGGCGGCGCAAGATGGCCGAGATGACGGAGAAGCGGAGGGAGTGGTAGATGTCAGCGGAACCGATCAAGGACCAGCGCATCCGCGTCTTGGTGGACCTGAACACTGACGGCAGTGTTTCCGTTCACAATTACGATTGGGTTCAGCAGTGGTGCTTGTTGCACCACAAGGGCCTTGACATCACCTTGACGGACTTCTCCGAGCAGGCTGCCTTCCCGTACTGGAAGACCGAGACTTTGAATTACTCGGCGGATGAGCCGGTGACTGTTGAGCAACCCCCGCGGGAACCCGAGTCCAAAGGAGCGTGACAAGGCCGCTCACGGGCCGCGGATGCGAAGCCGCAAGGCTGTAAGTAACCGACTCGCCCGAGGCACCGGGAAACCGGAGATGGCGGTACGGCAGAGCGGTTATTGAGCGACACCTGCCAAGGGCAAAGTGGTGTGACCATTGCGGGCTACTGGGAGAGGCCAGGCCCGCTCCTTGATTCCCGTGGAGCCGGGAAGGGCCGTTTGGCCAAGAAACATGCCTATGACGACTGGCCCCGGCTGTGCCAGGCCATCAAGCGCTCTCGGCTGATGATGCGGCGTTTCCGCGAGGAGCGCCGGGAGATGGTCCGTCAGTACGTGGGCAATCACTGGTCGGAAGAGGGCACGCCCGAACGAGTGCCCCTGAACCTCCTCAGCCTGTACGTCTCCGTGGTCGGTCGGAACCTGATCGCCAAGAACCCGCGGGTGATGCTCAGTACCTTCGAGCGCAAGCAGAAGGCGACCGTCGCCGCCATGATGGACTGGTGCAACCGTGAAATCGAGCGAATGCGACTGGCTGAAACACTGCAACGTATTGTTCTCGATGGCCTTTTTTCTATCGGTATCGCCAAAGTTGCACTGGCTTCCCCTTCGGATAGCGCAGCATTCGCTTGGAATCTCCGTGCGGGTGAGCCCTTTATCAAGCGCGTGGACCTGGACGATTTCGTGTATGACGTTCACTCCCGCGCCTTTGAAGAATGGGGTTACGTCGGCCATCGTTACCGCGTTCCCCTGGCCGTCGTGAAGGAAGACAAGCACTTCTCCCGCGGTCGCAAGGACCTCACCGCCTCCAACGACCAGCTCTACAACGCCGAGGGCGACGAGCGCATCTCCGTGCTGGGCCGGGGCGTCTATGCTTCGTACACCGAGGAATACGAAGACTATGTAGACCTGTGGGAAATCTACCTTCCCCGTCACCGTCTGGTGGTCACGCTGGCCGACTCCGATCTTGGCGGGCCGGCGGAAGTCATGCACAACGGCTCCCAGCCTGAACCCTTGCGGGTGCAAGGCTGGCTCGGGCCCGACTCCGGCCCGTACAAGACGCTGGGCTACGGCGTCGTCCCTGGCAATGCCATGCCCAAGGGACCGATTCAAGACTTGATGGACAATCACGAAGCTTGCAACAACATCATGCGCAAACTGGTGGCTGCCAGCATGCGCATCAAGGAATTGCTCCTGGTAGCCGGCGGGGCGATGGAAGACGGCTCACGGGTGCAGACGGCCAACGACGGGGAAATCCTCCGGGTGGACAATCCAGAGCGGATGGCTCAGGTTGTCATGGGCGGCAACGCGGTGCAGCAACTCGAACAAGTGACGACGTTCCTGCGCGACCTGTTCTCTTGGCAGGCCGGCAACCTCGACATCATGGGCGGCCTCTCTCCGCAGTCGAAGACAGCCCATCAGGACGCGATGCTCAACGAGAACTCCAGCCGGCAGATGGCGGACATGCAGGACCGCACCGTGACGTTCACTTCGGATGTCATCAAGAGCTGGCTCTGGTACGAATGGAACCATCCGCACAAGGTTCACACGGGCGAGTATTCGCCGCAGGGCAGCCCCGATGTGGCCGTGAAGCGGGAGATTCATCCTGCGGGTGCCAGAGCGCCCTTGAGGCGGGAGGGGCGCTTCGAGGACCTCGGCATCCGCGTTGACCCCTACTCGCTCCAGCACAACACGCCGCAGACGCGCCTGGCCTCCATGATGCAGCTTCTGACCCAGCTTTACTTGCCGATGGCTCCGATTGCCCAGCAGCAGGGCGTGGGCCTGGACCTCAATGCGTGCTTCAAGAAGTTCGGCGAGTACATGGACCAGCCGGACCTGGACGAAATCCTCACGGTGCAGGAGCCGCCGCAAGACCCCGGCGGCGGCGCGACGGAGCAACCGGGGATGCCGCAGAACACCACGCGGAACTATGTGCGGGAGAACCGGCCGGGTAGAACGAGACAGGGCAACGACCTTAACATGATGAGTGCCCTGGCGGGCGTGAATCCGGGTGGGGCACCGAAGAACGGCAAACCCCAAGGGCTGGCACAATGAACTCCTCTCGCAAGCACCAGCAATTCGACGCGGCCGGTATGTGTTTGTGCGGCTGCGGCCTGACGCGGCTTGAGGACACGATGCGCCGTTACAGGCTCACAGCGTTCATCAACAATCATGTCCCCGACGACGGCACCAAGGTAGACACAACCGGCAACGACGGGGACATGATTAGCTTGGACAACCAGCCTTACGAGAACAACCGATGAAGCGCTGCAAGACCTGTCACTTCCTTCCGTGCCGCTGTGAGGACCTCGCCGCCGCGTACACCCTGCCCTCCTGCCTGCCCTCCTGCTGGCCGATGAAGTCGGAGGCTCTGGCCGTCCATCCCAAGCAGATCGGCGCCGCCGTCGAGGACGCCCGGAAGAAGGGCGTGTCGGTGGACTTCACCAAGGACGGCCGCGTGATCTTCCGCGACAGGAACCACCGGGCCGAGTATCTCAGGGCTTACGGCTACTTCGACCGGGACGCGGGCTATGGCGATCCGTCGCCGGGCAGTTTCCGAGGGGACCGGCCTGACGAGCGGAAGCCGGACTATTACGACGGGGAGTGAGTGAATGAATCCATTGTCGCAGTGGCTCGTGTTGTGTTTGATGCTGGTTCTGGTCATCTCGAACATCGCCAATCAGGCCGCGAACTCGACCCTGACGGCGATTGCGGCTGCCGTGACCGCCGTGGCGATTACCGGCGGCATGGTCTGCCAGATCATCTTGCAAGTCATGGCACGGGTTGAGGCCAAGAAGGTCTCCGACAAGCAGGCCAAGGAAGTGAAGGAAGTGAAGAACGCTCTGGCCGAGTCGGATTCGGTGGTCGGGTTGAAACTGGACACGATCCACAAGTTGGTCAACAAGGACATGCACGTTGCGCTGGCCACGATTGCCCGGCTGGAACGGCGTGAGGCTGACCGGACGGGAAAGAACGAGGACATTGCCAAGGCTGTCAATGCCGAGGCGATGTTGGCAAGGCACGACGCCAACCAAGTAGAAGCTGACAAGGGGAAACCATGAGCGCTGGCAACTGGTTCTGGATCATCTATATCATCATCGGCCTCCTCGGAGCCGGCTGGGGATTCACCAATGCCCCGGATCGGCGTTACATCGGCGGCGGTTTTGTTGTCTATGTGCTCATCGGTCTGTTAGGTTGGGGAGTGTTCGGCCCGCCGCTCAAGTGAGGCCCCATGCACCGTTTCCTCTCCGCGGTCCTGCTCCTTGTCGCTTCTCTGCCCGCCCTAGCCGATGTCGTTGCCAAGCCCGGCGAGTTAGTTGTCATCGAAGCCCCGGTCAAGGGCGACGTGGCCTGGCTGTACGACGCTCGCGACTTCGACGCCAAGCACTCCTTCACCGTCAACGGCAAACTGATCCTCACGACCGCCAAGCCGGGCGTGTACTCAGTCTCCTACGTGGCCTGGGACGAGAAGAAGATTGGCCAGATTCTGGTCACGTTCAGCGGGACGCCGGTTCCGCCCGTTCCGCCTGATCCGCCGCCTGATCCACCACCGCCCGTCGATGCGCTGACCGCCTCGCTCCAAGCCGCCTGGAAGACCGAGACTCAACGTGACCCCCAAGCCTCAGCGTTCATCGCTGCTGCTTGTCGGCAGGCCGCTCAGGTCACGGTTCCGGCGGTGACGACCTGGGACCAATTACTGGCGACGTTGAGCAAGGTGATTACCGACAAGATCGGGCCCGCAACCACAACCCTGCCCAATGTTCGGCAGGCGATCCGCGTGTACTTGAACTCCGTGTTCCCCAAAGCGCCGGGAACGCCAATGGACGCTGCCGGCCGCGTACTCGCCGTGGAACACCTGAACAAACTTGCCGCCGCCCTGGAGACGCTCAAGTGAAGAAGAAAACACCGCTCCTGGGATTCATCGAACTGGAGAAGCGGACCCCCCGACAACTCGACGCCCACATGCGGGCGCTGGCCACGATGCGACCGCTCGCACAACAGGCCCTGCCGGTCCCCGAGCTGGCCAAAGGGGAGCGGGTCTGCCTCTACGATAGCTGGAGCAACCCGGCCGTGGCTTCCGACGTGGGCTTTGTCTTCCCGAGGTTCCACCAACTTACAGGTTCGTGCGTCGGCGCGGGTGGAGGGCAAGCGCTATTCACACTGATTGCCGTCCAGCGACTGCTCGCCGTTAATCCAACGAAAGCGTTCATTCCCTTCTGGCCATTCGATTACGGACGTTGCCGGTACAATGAAGGAGACCGAGGCCAGGGCGAGGGAGCGATGGGCAGTTCCTTCGCGGAAACCATCGTCAGAGAAGGCGTCATCAGTGCGAGCGAGCCAGGTCTTCCGGTCTTCAAGAACCAAGACGGGTTGGTGCTGACGAATGCCCTGGAGATGGCCTGGAGCGACGGGGCGTCCTCGACAGTAACGAAGTACATGGACGCGGCCCGCATCCATCTAGTCGGCGCGGCGGCAACGTGCAAGACTCCTCAGGACATCAAGGCGGGAATCCTCAATGGCTACCCATCAAGCTTCGCGTGCAACAACTACATCGGCAAGGCTTCCATCGTGGGCAGCGGAAGCGATGCTTGCCTCGTGGGCCGCTGGGATGGTAGTGGCGGGCATCAGCAATCAATACACGCTTTCTGGGAGCATCCAAACCTTGGACCGCTCTACTTTGCGCTAAACAACTGGGCCGGCAACACGTACACCAAAGACCCGGCGGGCGGGCCGATCTGCGGCTGCTGGGTCAAGGAAGCCGACGTGACGGCGGCGATGCGGCTCAGCAGTGAAGTCTTTGCGTACTCTAACCTGAACTGGTTCCCAGCCCAGCCTGCCGTGCTGGACTGGATTCTTTAAGGAGCAACGATGTCGCGCACGTCCATTCTCAACGAAAAGGCTGCACAGGTGGGCGAGCATCTGACGAGCGCCCAGTACAGTTTCGATCCCGCCTCGATCATCGCCATCATCACGGCGATCATGCAACTGTTCGCCGGCTGCAAGCAATCGCCGGCACAGGTGGCCAGGCGCGCCAAGAGTCCTCGCTTCCTCGATCGGGTTCGGCTGCGGGGCCTGCTCCGCAAGGAAGCCGCGTCCGCCGATCACGAAGCGCTGGAGGCGGCACTGCTCGACGCCGGGCAGGACTTGAAGCCGGCCGAAGTCAAAGCCATGTACGAAGAAATCGCCTAACGGGAGGTTTGCCATGTCGCATCTTGCAGGTCTCTACGCCTATCCGCCCGATGCCGTGAAGGCGTCCAAAGTCGTGCTGTCCTACCTGACGGGCGGGCTAGTCGATGGAACGCCCGTGGACAACCTGGACGCGCTCAAGGCTGCCTGGGCAGTCCAGGGTTATGCCATGTCGTTCATCCCCGACCCAGCCGGGGCGAACCTTCAACTGGCGGCGGCGCCGATGACTCAGGACAGGATGGTCGAGTATCTCCGCGAACTGTCCACCCACCACGCCAAGGCGGGCTTTAGCCTGCCCTGGAACCAGCTGCTGGCCCTGGCGCTCCAGATCATCACGAACATCCTGAACAAGTAAGGAGTCCACCATGCGATCTCTTCTGTGCCTCGCCCTCTTGCTTCTACCCGGCCTGGCCCGAGCCGGCGATTACGACGAGGAAGCACGCCAGGCCCTGCTCGCCGCCATGAAGCAGACCGAGCGTCCTTTGTGCGAACGAGCGGCTGTGACGGAGACGCCGGGCACTACCGGCGTTCCCTTTCCGGCAGAGTCCAAGCCCTCCTATCGTGCTCCGGTACGTGACCCCTTTGCCGACGACAATCGTATGGTTGCCCGGCCCCGCTTGGACGACGTTAACAGTCCGCTCGTACAGCTCAAGCCAGCCCGTGGCGCGACGGTCCTTCATCCGGCGAGTTCGTCAGCGATGGCGGCTACTGCTTGGTCTGTCCCCGCTAACATGAGCCATCAGGCGCCGGCCATGATGATGCGCTCGGCACCGATGAGCGCTGGGGCGTGTGGCTCCTCGGGAGCGGGCGCCGGCGGTTGTGGCTCCGCGTCGGGCGGCGGCAAAGCGATGGGGCGGATGAGGGGCGGCATGGCTCGCACGGCTGGCCGAGGCGGCTGATAAGGCTCCTCACCAGTCTCCAGTTGGGGACGATCATGTTTCTGGCACTGCTTCTCTTCGTTGCCGCTGATCTGCGACTTATGGTGTCCGCCAGTGAGGAACAGGCGGCGGCAACGATGCTCCCCTCGACCAACGACGCAAAGCTCAAGTCGATCCTCGCTCTGCCGTTGACGTTCTACACCGACAAGGAAATTCCCAAGTGCTACCAGCACGCCGGGGGCGTTCACGACCCGCGCTATAACATCAGCGGGGGCAAGGTCAACGGGAGCGAAACGCTGGGCAACGCCAACCTGGAGTTCCCTTGGTCGAGTCCGGCCGGGATGCACCGCTGCGACAACGCCCGCAAGTTGCGATTCGTTCACTTCCCCGATCAAATCCAGTGGTGGGTGACGGACGTTAAGAATCTGCCCGTACCGCCGACCAATGAGAAGTTCATCGAGTGGTCCTATCCCGAGGGCACCGTCTTCGGAGAGATTCTGGCGATCAAGGACGGCGACACGTCCATCACGTTTGAACTCCGCACGTGGTCGAAGGTCAGTGGCAGATGGTCTGCTGCGGCCTACCGTCCATTCCTGACACGTGCGGAGTTCTCTGACTGGCTCAAAGGGGAAGGCTACGACCTCGGCTCGCCAACGCTCAGCTACCGAGCCTTGCGGAACGAGCATCCCTTCACGATCTTCGACCGGCAGGCGTGGTACGACGAGCTTCCGGCCCTGCCGCGCGACGTGGCCCTCAAGGCCCTCCGGCAACCATTCAAGCGGGCCAACGATAAAGCGTGGATCGAGTCGCAGGGCTTCAAGGGCCACGCCCCGACCACCACCGAGGCCCTGTCCATCGTGCCGCGCTTCTACGACGCAGCCTTGATCCCGGTCAACACGACAAGCTGCATCGCCTGCCACAAGGGCGTCGGGCATCATGCCAGCGAGTTTCAGGAGCGGCGGCAGTGGTACGGCCGGGTGAGGGGCTCGGACAACATCTTCTCGTTCCACATCTTCGAGCCAAGCTGTATCAGCGGGGACGGGTTCAACAAGCCGATCGTCTTCCGCCGTGAACTGGCCGGTCTGCTCAAGCGCTGGAGGCAGTAGCGATGACGGACAAAGATTTCAACGGGCTGATGCGTCAACTGGGGATGCACCAACGCCGCAAGGTGGTTCGGTCCCTGATGACCGGCAACGACGCCCAGTGCTTCACGACTCAGCAGTACGCCGAGGCTTATCACCGAATCTGCCATCGGAACCGACCGGAAGGCCGCGAGTGGTGGATTAAGTACCTCACCGAACTCACCCCGATGCACTTGAAGTCGGTCGGCATGGTCGAAGTAAGTCCGAACGTATGGGGGCCAGATGCGCCTTGATGTGTTCCATAGCATCAGTGCGGGCGGCTGGTCCACCATCGCGCTCTGCATGGCTTTCTGGTTCGCCGGATGGATCGTGAACGAAATGAGCAAGCGCACCCCGAAGAAGAAAACTGGTACAATGCCCTGCACAGGAGTCGTCGTTGTGGACAAACTAACGCTATCGAGTCAATCGCCCACTTTGCTGCTCGATGTCCTTGAACTCTTGCAAGGGCTTGGCTTTCAACTTCTGAGCGTCACCTACAAGCACGGCCCGCCTCTGGTGTTCTCGGCCGAAGTAAGCGGCAAGGTGGGCATGACGGAAGACGACGTGAAGGCTGTGGTTGAAAAGCTGAACAAGCAAGCCGCTCGCCTGGCGGGAATCAGTAAACAACCTGAGTAGACCGTTTCTCTCTTGAAAGGATGTGACGCATGGCAGTTCCTCAAGCTTTGACTGACGCCTTGGCCAAGGTGGACACGGAGACGAACAACCTCGCCGCCGTGGTGACGGACCTACGCAGCAAGATCGGCGTGGGCATGACGCAGACCGACGTGGACGCCGTGGACGCAACGCTCGATGCGATTTCGACGCGGCTTAGCGGCATCGCCGCCGATCCGACCAACCCGATCCCCGCTGGACCGGGACCGCAAATGTCGAAGGCCAAGAAGAAGCCATAGTGCAGCGTCGTGCGACCTCCGTATCCGCATGACGAGGGGCACCCAAGCGTTGTCGAGTAACGCCGGCAGCGCTTGGGTTTTTTTCAGGGAGTGAGCCGTGGCCAACGAAGTGACGATCAGTGCAACGCTGGACTACGAAGACGCAGAAGGAACTGAGGATTCTCTACAAGTTCTGCTGCGGACGCTCACTTCGACCGGCAAGCAGATCATGCACCACAAGCAAGTCATCGGCATCACCGAGGAAGCCATCGTCCTCGGGGAAGTCACGTCGATAGGCATGGCGCTCTTCGTCAACCGCGACGTGACAAACTTCGTGGAATTACGGGTCTCAACCGGCGGGGCCAAGTTCGCCAAACTCCATCCCGACACCAACGGGGACGGCAAGGGCGGCATCGCTTTGCTGTACATGGGCAGTGGTGCTCAGGTGCCGTTTGCGATCTCGGACACCGCAGCTTGCAAGATCGAATACTTCCTCGTCATGCAGTAGAAGACAATGGACCTGTGCGACGTTGGCCGAAACATTCCTGCACGTCGGCCTGGCTGCGGAACAGGCGAGACTTGTCCGTCACCGGCCATCCATTTAATCGTCTCGCCGATCAGCACAATCAAACTCTGCGACGATCATTTTCAGGTGGCATTGTCCTTGGGGCTGGTCAAGGAGCCGAACATCGGCCAAGAAGAATACGACCGGCGCGAACGAATGCAGTTCAAAGGCTAGAGCCTAATCGCCACTTAACTTCGCAATAGCCCCTTGCAATATGTCTACCGCTCTCCGTAAGATAGGCGCGCTTCCCGTGGAGCCGGGAAAGTTTAAGCGCCGTGGCCGAACAACCCGATCCTGCACAAAGTCTACTCGAAGCCTACGATATTGAGCCGGAAGGTCCGTCCGTGGCGGGCGCTCCCGAGGGCGAGGCGGAAAGTGGCACCCCGCCTCGCCCTACCCCGCCGAAAGACCCGGAGACCGGCCGCTTCGTCAAAGCCGTCGAAAGCGGCGAAGAATTTCCCGAGCGACCCGCCCCCAAGAAGGGCATCGTCCGCTTGGCCAAGCGCCTCGGCCTCAGCGAAGAAGACATCTCGACCGCCGACAATCTTGAAGAACTGGTCGCACACCTGACGGAACAGCGGCTGGCGACCGATCACCTGAGCGACCTGGGACGCCAGCCGGCGAGTCAAAGCGGAGAGCCTGGGACATCCGCTGAGACAATCACCTCGCCGGCTGACGACCTGGGCCTCGGTGAAGATCAATTCGATGAAGCACTTGTCGGTGCCTTCAAGAAACTTCAGACGCGGATTCAACAGCTCGAAGCCCGGCAGACCCGCGCCGAAGGCTTCATGGCGCAGACACAGGCCATCAAGGCGCACCAGCAAATCGACATCGCCTTCGAGAAGCATGAGGGCCTCTTCGGCAAGGGCGCCGGTTCCGAGATGGACAAGGACTCTCCCGAGTTCAAGCGGCGTGTGGCCGTCCTGCGTGAAGCCGAGAGTTACGACAAGCGCCTCCCCATCGCCCAGCGCATCAACAAGGCCGTGAAGACTCTGTATCCCTCCCAGCCGGCCGAAGCCGAGCCCGCCGAACCCAAGCAGCAGCGCAATGGCATCCCCTGGCAAGAGGCGGGCCTGGCCGTCCCCACCAGTCGCGCGGCGTCTCCCGAGAAGCCCAGCGTGCGCAAAGCTGAGCGGAGCGTAGCAGCGTGGAAGCAAGCCAACTCGCAGCAGCACGGCGCGACGCAAGATGAGGCGGACGAAGACTTCCTTCCGTGATCCCTGGAGCTTGAAGGATTAAGCGATGGCAACTCCGAACGTCCTGACCGCCCCACAACTGGGCGATCTGGTGCAGACGACGCTCAAGGACTTGGGCCGTCCCAAGTTCACGGAGATCGCCTCGTCGCTCCAGCGACACACGGCGATGTCGAACCTGCTGCGGAAGAACCGCGTGCAGCTCGACTCCGGTACTGCGGTCCAGTGGGACGTGAAGGTGCTGCTGTCCCACAGTGCCGCCAACGTCGGCCTGGGCGCCAGTGACAACGTGTCCATCGAAGACACGATGACGCAAGCCTCGGCCGACTGGCGGAACTCGACGGCCAGCTACGCGATCATCGGCCAAGAGATCGACATGAACGACAACCCCTCGCGGATTGTCGATCTCATCAAGTCCAGGCGCATCGACGCCCTGATTGCGATGGCCGAACTGATGGAGGCCAACTGGTGGGGGCCCCCGGTCGCGCTGACCGACAACCTCACCCCTTGGGGCGTGAATACCTGGGTTGTGAAGTCCACCACACAGGGCTTCAACGGCACGGTGCCCTCGGGCTACACGACAATAGGCTTAAATCCCACGACGTACCCGAATTGGGCCAATTGGACCGATGGCTACACAGCGGTCGCGCGGGACGATCTGGTGCGGAAGTTGAGGAAGGCGGCGACGTTCACCGACTTCCAGCCGCCGGTCGATGGCATCCCAACCTTCAACACGGGAGACGACTACCAGTTTTACTCGAACTATCAGGTGATCGGCCCGCTCGAAGAGATTCTGGAAAGCCAGAACGACAACCTCGGCAACGACATCGCCAAGTACGACGGGAACGTGCATTTCCGCCGGGCACCGATCATGTGGGTTCCCAAGCTGGAGGCGGACACGACCGGGCCGGTCTATGGGCTCAACATGGGTTGGTTCAAGACTTACATCCTCAAGAACTGGTGGCTGCGTGAGACGCATGTGCCGATCTATCCGGGGTCGCACACAATGTCGGCGCACTTCGTTGACTGCACATACCAGCCGATAACCAAGAACAGGCGCTGCCATTTTGTCCTCTGTACGGCTGCAACATACCCGAGTTAGTTGGAGCAAGCATGGACCCGCGTACCTTCGGCAACCCGACTGGCGACTACCTCCAGAAGCAGGAGAAGTTGTCTCCGCTCATGAAGGCGAAGCAGAAGTCGGCAGTAGGGATCAAGGTGAACGCCTGCCCGTTCGGTTGTGAGAACGACGACCTGGACGACAACGGCTACTGCCGGCATCTGGTCGGCTTCACGGTGCCGGGCGACAAGAACACCATGTACCCGCGCAAGCCGATCATGGTCCAGACGAGCATCGCAGTCATCAACGGCAAGCGCGTATCCAAGAGTGCCGAGGACAGCGAATACATCGGCGTCCGCAACAAGCCGGAGCCGGTCCTGAAAACCGACCGATTGGTGCTCATCACGGTCTGTCACCGGGTTTACCGGGACGTGGACGCCGTAAAGACCGCCAAGGCGGGTTAAGGAGTGAGACATGGCCGTCAATCAGATTGACTATTCTCCGAACATCGCTGGCGAAGGCACGACTCCCTTCCGCGGACCTTCCAAGGTCATCTGGAAGGACTGCCCCGTGCTGGAGATTCTGGAAGACCCGTCGAAGGGCATGTACTTCTTCGATGACTTCATCATGGTCGGCTCGGCGATCACAACGTCGGCCTACAAGAACTCGATCGGCCAGTGGGCCACGTACACGGACGCCACGGCCGGCGGTTCGCAATCGGACGGCGCCAAGGAAGGCGGCGTGCTCGTCATCGGGGCGGACGGGGACAACGAAGAAGTCACGATGTTTTCCCAGACGGGCGCTTTCCGGCTGGTGACGACTACGACCCTGGCGCTCAACCGTAAGCTGTGGTTTGAATGCCGCATTGCCCGCTCCACCGTGACAGCGACCAAGGGCGACATCTTCGTGGGCCTGGCGCTGCCGGCCCTGACCTCGAACATCCCCGCGTCGGCCCAGATCATCAGCGCGACCGACAACACGCTCAACACGACATCACTGCTCGGCTTCCACTTGAAGGGCAACGGCCCCACGGAAGCCAACTTTGCCTTCTGCCTGTCGGGCGGCACGGTGAACTACCCCACCGGCATGACAACGCTGATGAACTCCTGCACGGCCGCCGTGAACACTGCGGCGGCGTTCCACAAGTTCGGCTTCCTCTTCGACCCGGACGGGCTGCCCTCGATTATCAGTTCAGCGACCGCCCGGCAGACGGCGGGCAACGTGCGCAAGAAGCTCATCCGCGTGTTCGTGGACGGGCTGGAGTGTGCGACGTTCCTGTCGAGCGATGACGTGGCCAACGCGACGGCGACCCAGGCGTTCCCGACGAGCTTCATGTCGCCGACGATCTCGATCATGAACCAGACCGGCTCGACGCCGGACACGTTGTCGATCGACTGGATTCGTGTGTGTCAGCTCGCGAACACGTAGGAGTGAGTCATGTCGTACAAGACCGTGCTGGGACCGACGCTCTATCAGGCGCAGCCGACGAAGGACGTGCCGTCGCCGGTGTTGCAGGCGGCCCTCGTGGTGAAGGTCGATCCGATCACGCTGCTGGTCTTCGATGACAAGGGCGCCTTGGAACTGCGCGAAGGCTGCGTGCTGAACGCTACCGATCCAGTGCGCTACACCTGGACCGAACCGGAGAAGCCGGCGAAGGCCGAGAAGACCGAACCGACCGACAAGCCGAAGAAGGTCGGGAAGCCGGACCAGGATGAGCCGGACGAGGAGAAGGAGCCGGAGGGAGACTTGCATGAGTACACCGTCGCCGAGCTTCATGATCTGGCAAACGCAGAGGAGATCAACCTGCACGGTGCGTCCACCAAGGATGAGATCGTGAAGGCGATCAAGAAGGCACGCAAGGCCAAGTGAAGACCCCGGCAATAAGCCGCTGTACGGGCCACGGACGGCCCCCTGTTAGGGGGCTGCCTCATGCCAGCCAAGATGGAAAAGGCCCTGAAACGAGAAGCCAGGAAGCGCGGCTACTCGGGTAAGCGAGCCGGAGCCTTTGTGTACGGCACCATGCGGAAGACCGGCTGGGTGCCCTCAACTCAGAAGCGAAAGAAGAAAGGAAGGACCAAGCGATGAAGAAGGGTATCCGCCGCCACGCCAAGAACGTCACCAAGGGCGGCAAAGACAAGATGAAGAAGTCCAAGGTCATCAACCAGAGCTACTCGGTCGGCATGGGCTTGGGCTCGGGGTACGGCGCGCCTTCGACTTACAAGGGCGGCATCCCCAAGGGCAACACCTGCAAGAGTGACTGATGGAATCGACGCTGGGCGTACAACTTGAAGACCTCCAGAAAGCCGTGGGCTTCTTCCTCGGCTATGGGACAAACTCTGCCAAGTGGAACGCCAAGCAGACCGAGGGCATCGCCGAGTCGGTCAAGAGTGGTGTGCGGCAGTTCTACTACCCACCGAAGCTCGAAGGGGACCAGACCGCTTACGATTGGTCGTTCCTCAAGCCCGTCTCCGTCATGACGCTGGCCGTGGGCGAGAAACTCCAGAGACTGCCCGACGATTACGGCGGGCTGGAGGGCCAGGTCACGCTCTCCTCCGATGCCGAAATTAACTGGTGGCCGCTCAACGTCTGCGGCGTGGCCTCGGTCTATGCCAAGGAATCGGTCTCGCCTACGACGACGGGGCGTCCCTGCATGGTCTGCGTGGAGCCGCTCAAGGACACGACTTCTCGGCGGGGCCAGAGGTTCCAGTTGCACTTCTGGCCGACGACGGACACCGAGTACACGGTGAAGTTTCAGTATTACTTGAACCCCGACGCCCTCGACGGCACACGGCCCTTCTGCTACGGCGGCGCCCAGCACGCGGAGACCATACAAGCAAGCTGCATCGCTGCGGCCGAGTTGTACCGCGATGACGCCAGGCGGGAACGCTGGCAATACTTCATGGAGCGGCTGGCGGCCTCGGTGCATATCGACCGCCGCAACAAGCCGCAGAACCTCGGCTACAACCGGGATCAGTCCGACATGCGGAACCGGTGGGACGGCCGGCGCTGGATCGACGGGCAATCCATCACCGTGAACGGAGTCACGTACTGATGAGCCAGCAAGTCAGCTTGGTCGCTGAAAGCCATCCGCTCAAGAAGGCTCTGCTCCAGAACGCGCAGGACGAGGTTCCCTTCCGCTACAAGCGGGTGCAGCAGCGGACCCCTGATAGTGCCATCGACCCGATTACGCTGGCTCCGGCAACGACGGGAGTCCACACGGGCGGGCAGGGCGGGCTGGTGGCCCCTTACCGCGTGTTCCTCATGCCCTACTGCGAGGGACCGCCGGGCTCGCTGTTCTGGACGCGGCTTTGGGGCTGGCGGCCGACCGTGGACACCAACCCGTCCAACGCCCTTTGGATTCCGGTACTACTCTGCCAGCTCGCCTGTGTGAGCGGCATGTTTCCGGGGCCGAGGGGCGATGACGTCGGCCCGCCTGGAAACCTGTACCTGACGGACATGGAGAACCTGTGCAGCCAGCTCTGGGTAGTCACAGGGAGCCTCGGCAGCGGTGAGATGCTGGGCGGTGGTTACAGCGCGGCGGCGGCCCTGTGCGACCTGCGCGGCTGCCGGTTGTTTGAACTGGAATTCCAGCGGCGGACTGGGGACACGATCACGATGAACTGCTTGTACGCAAGAGCATCGTAAGGAGACGGACATGGCTTTCGGCTTGCACTTCACGGATACCTGGGCGGGCAGGGTGTTCAGTCAGGCGAACACACCTTTGGGCCTGGCCATCCCCATCTACACGGCCACGACCGTCACGGGTGGTCTGCCGATCCTGAACCCCGCCGGTTCGGGCGTCAACCTGGAACTTATCAATTACGACATCCAGTGGGCCTCGGGCACGGCCGCGATTGCCGCGGTGGGATTGATGGTCGGCTTCTGCTCAGGCATCGGCACGGCCACGGGCTGCTCAGCCCTTGCCGCCACGATTCCGCAGAATTGCAACTTCGCTCTGCAAGGCGGGTCGAAGGTAATGTCGTCCAACGGCGGCGTCACCACGGTCACGGCGGGCACGGCCACGGCGCCGGTCAACGGCGTGGCGGGCGCTGGCTGGGTGCGAAACCTTGCGTCGATCAATCTGGAGAACTCGACCACGACTCCGCTGGGCACGGGCTCTACGAGCTACTGGTTCAACGGGACGGCGCTGGTGCCGCCGGGGATGATCTGCTACATCGCCGCCACGCTCGCCTCGGTGGCCCTGTACGCGACGGGTGTTTGCTGGAAAGAGATTCCGATCACGAGGTAAGTCATGGCCGACACACGACTGGATATTTCTCCGGCAGTAGACCGCCTGATGTTCGTGGCCGGTTACGGGCACCTGATGGGCATTCCCACGCGGCCGGGCGAAACCTCGACGGCGACGACGGGCGTTCCGACCAACGCCGTTGCAGGCTTTGCCAAGGGTGCGATCTTCCACAACTTCAAGGGTTCGTTGGGAACGCTCCTGTACGTCAACACGGGCACCAACACGTCGGCGACGTGGATCAACATTATCTGATCGGAGTCGAGCATGGCTCTCGGTATGTACCAGACGCTGGTGTCCGCACAGGGCTTCTTGCCGCTCCGTTTGCCGGACTGGCTGCTGGTGGCCTCCAACGACGTGCCGGCCATCGCCATCGCCTCGGGCAACGGCGGCAAGCTGGGCGTGGACACCTCGCCGAAGCTCAAGCGTGTCTCCACGTCCACCGACAAGGCCCTGAGAATCGAGTGGGCGTCGTCAACGTCCATCGAAATCTTCCAGCAGGTTTTCTACCCGCCGGACATGGACGTGACGGCGGCGTACACGATCAACTTCCGCATCGCCAAGGACACGAACACCGATGCGACCTGCACGTTCACCGTGGGCTGCTTCGAGGGCATCGGCGACACCGACCGCGGCGGGGCGACGGCCGTGCTTGGAGCCTCGGCGGTGACGAGCTACAGCCGCTCGATCACGCCAACGACGGCGCATCCGATGTTCGCCGTGTTCACCCTGACGCCGGGCACGCACACGACGGACACGATCTACATGTATGAGGCGTACATCCTCTACCAGAAGAAGCTTCTCTCCAGTTGATCCCCAAGGAGCCATCATGAGCGACGAACCCGTGCGAGCCCAGATTGGCGGCCGGCCCGATCAGGACGCCAAGAAACTACCCACCATCCTCGTCGGCTGGGATGAAGCGAACCAGAAGGTGGTCTTGCAGTTCGTGTCGAGCCAGTTCAAGGAGTTCCCGTTCCTCAAGGCCGTCTTGCAGATGGCGGTGGGGGAAGTCGATCAAGCCTGGGAGCAAATGAAGATCATGGCCACGATGGAAGGGATGCGGGCGGTACAGCACCAGGCTGTGGCGGCACAGGCGAACGAACAGAACATTCGGCGGCAACTTCAAAAGGGATCGTGAGGGAGTCCTGAGGCGTCCGTTTTATTCGGCTCCACCGGGATCGCGGACGCTTATCGGGAGTGAGCCGCCGGGATGCGCCCCGGCGGCTCTTGTTGTTTGAGGAGGACAGACCTGATGACGAACGAGCCAGATGATTCCTTGGGGCATTTCCCGCAGGCCGTACTCAACTACGGAGAGTATCTGGTGGCTTATTCCGGCTGGGTCGAATCCGACGTTGCCCGGCTGCACGGCCAGGCCGAGGCCACGCCTGCGGCCGAACAGACCAAGACGTTGCCAGACCTGTGAGAGGGGACCATGCCGGACAAGGAAACCTTCACCGATATGAGCTTCCCCGAGCAGGGGCTGGACCTCAGCCACGGCTTTGGGATGCAGATGCCAGGCACGACGCCCGTTGGTAACAACGTGCGGACCTACGATCCGGGGCAGGACCGGGCCCGAGGCGGGTCACGAGCCGGGCTGGTGAAGTTCACGGGGCGGCTCCCGACGAACGGGCTGGTGCAACACCTGAACATCGTGGTGGACGTGAGCCCCGAGGCCCTCTTGGACGACTTCGACAGTACGGCCGATTTTGGCGAAGGGGGCTCGTCGTCGGGCGAGGAGTTTGACGGCTCGCTCGATGAAAGCTCGCCCGGCCCCGAGGACATCTGGGGCAACGACATTGAGTACGAGACCGACCAGAACGGGCATCGCACGCGCCGTATCATCCGCATCACTCGTCGGCAGTCCCGCGTCCCCAGGCGATACATTCGCCACGGCGGCACGGGACGCCAGCCGAACAAGAACACGCGGAACCATACGCCGCCCAAGCAGACCAAACAGCATCCGCCGCTGGTCATTCACTTCGTGCAGGTCACGACCCAGACGGACGATGACAACAGCAACACCCTTCCAGCGCCCATGCCGCAGAACGTGACGGCTGGCAATCTGTTGGTAGCGGTGATTAGCTCGGGGGCGCGTGGCGAAGTCGGCCCGATCAGTTTCTCGCTCTCCGACTCCCAGGGAAACGCCTGGCACCAGATTGGTAGTTACGTCCGTCATGCCGCGTCGGACCCGATCCTTGACCGGGCAACGGGTCTCTCGATCTGGTACACGATTGCCGGTTCCTCCGATCAATGCACTCTTACCTGGACGCCAAGCCCCGCCTTGGGGCCTGCGCCCAACTCGGGGGACAAAGGTTCGGCCGCACTGGAGTTCATGGAATTCGACACCGTGAAGCCGACGCCACTTGATGGCACCCAGAGCAACACGGGGAACATACAAATCGGCGGCACCACGATTAGCACCGGATCGGTTCCTGTGTCGGGGGCAGGGCGGTTGGTAGTAGCGGCCTTCGCATCCGAGGGGCAAGCCGTTCTGGGCTTGGATTACACCGCTCCCGCGGACTTCACGGCACTGACCTACTCGATGTACAAGATCGGCTTGTCGGCCGCGAGGGCGGTGGTAGCCGACGTGCAGGTGGGCATCGACAACTGGTGCGGCATGGGGGCTTCCTTCAAACCGAAGACGAAGTAATGCCTGACAAAGAAGGCTTCTCTGATCTCCACTTCCCAGCGGCCGGGCTGGACCTGTCCGACGCCTTCTCGACCCAGAAGCCTCGTCAGTTGCCGGACGGGCAGTATTACCGCTCGACGCCGATTGCCCAGAACGTGCGGGCCTATGACCCAGTGACGGATCGGCTGCGCGGGGCCAGTCGGCCGGGATTGGCGAAGTACCTGCCGGCAGCGGTTGTGGAGGCGTGGATCGTGCAGGAGTTGGCCGTCATTGTCACCGTGGCCCCGGAGGCTCAGGCATGACGTTCCAACTGAGCCAGGCCGGGCGCGTCGTAACCCTTGTGGCTGTATCGCAGGGAAATGTGTACTACTGCTACCCCGGCGACACCACCTGGACCCTGGCCATCAACAACACCGGCAACATGCCGCCGCTGAACTTCACCGGCATCATGTTCTCGGCCGCGAACAGTCAGAAGCTCTGGTTTGCCGATGGCGTGAACTGGATTTACTTCAACCCGTTGACCACCAGCGTAGAAACGTGGTCGGCATCGGCCGGTTCCCTGCCCGTGGACTCGCTCAACAACACGCCACGGTTGATCTGTACCTGGCGGGGCCGGACGGTACTCTCGGGCCTGATCTACGACCCCTCGAACATATTCTTCTCGAAGACCAACGACCCGACCAACTTTGACTACTTCCCCACCGAGGTAGTGGATGGCGTCACCATCAACGCGACTTCGCCCACGCAGGCGCTGGCCTTGAACGTGGGACCGCAGGGGCTCGTGGGCGATGACATCGTGACCAGCCTCGTTCCCTACAGTGACGACATCCTGGTGATCGGCGGGGACCATTCCATTCGGATGCTGGCCGGCGATCCGATGGAGAACGGGCACATTGACCTGGTATCCGACGTGATCGGCATGGCCTGGGGGCAGGCGTGGTGCAAAGACCCCTACGGCACGCTGTACTTCGTCTCGAACAAGATGGGCATGTACACCTTGGTCCCCGGCCAGAAGCCCGTGCGGATCAGTCAGCCAGTGGAGCAAGTCCTTCAACTGGTGGACACGGGCAACACGACCATCCGTCTGATCTGGAACGACAAGTTTCAGGGCCTGCACGTCTTCCTCAGTCCTACCGATGAGCCTGCCGAATCGACACATCTGTTCTGGGAGCAGCGCAGCGGATCGTGGTTCACGGACCAGTTGGCCTCGCCCAACTTCGATCCGCTCTGCTGCTGTATCTTCGACGGCAACCTGCCGGATGATCGGACGGTACTCATTGGCTCGTGGGACGGCTTCATTCGCACGTTCAAGGCCAGTGCAGTAAACGATGACGGCTTGCCGTTTGAGAGCGACGTGGTGATTGGGCCGCTCCTGACGCAGAACCTGGACGAAATCTTGTTGAAAGACATTCAGGGCATCCTCGCGGAAACGTCGGGGGACGTGACCTACTCGGTTTACACCGGCACGACGGCCGAATTGGCTCTGTCGAGCGAGCCTGTGGACTCGGGGACGTGGGAGGCGGGTCGGAACTCGTTGAGTACGATCCGGGTCGCTGGCTATGCTGTGTATGTGCGGCTGACGAGTACCAATCAGTGGGCGATGGAAGCGGTTCGGGCACGCATCGCGACCGAGGGCAAGGTGAGGAGGCGCGGCACATGACAGCACGGGAAAGGGCTGAGAAGGTTGCCAGGGCCTACGAAAACTGTGAATGGATTGCCGGTACTGCTTTGCCGGACGCTGTGCGCAATTTGGTAGAAGATGCCATTCTGCAAGCCGAACGCGACATGAAGGAGCGGTGTGCGAAGGTGGTTGAGCAAGAATACTTCCTTGACGGTTTTCACCGCCAGCGATTAGCTGCGGCCATCCGCGACCTGGAGTAAACTATGCCGCAGAAGGGGCTTCCCCAAGGGCCGGGACTCCAGCAGACCGGGCAAGCCGGCACGCAGCCGTTCTTGCCGCTCGGCTTCGCCCCACGCGCCGCCCAAGGGCCAAGTTCAGGAGGACCACAGATGCCGTCTTTTGGTGGAGGACTCGGAGCGCCGCAGGGCGGCGGCAACCTGGTAGGCCAAAGCGATGCCGGCATGGGCTCGTCAAGCAATGTCGGGCAGTCCCAAAGCCAGAGCCAGACGCAAATCGTGCCGGGCATGTTGGACGTTTACAACCAACTGCTCGGACTCAACAGCCAGAACTACGGCAACATCCTCGGCGCTTACGGGCAGGGCCAGTCCAACCTGACGGCGACCTTGCCTTCGATCTATCAGGGTTACGGGGACATAAAAAATGAGGTCATGGGTACGCTCGGAGTCGGGGCTGGCGCTCCTGGGGGCGAGGGACATTGGGGCGTTGCGGCGCCGGCAGCACAAGCCATTGCCCAGTCCTACGCCACCCAGCGCGGCAATACCGACCAGCAGCTCATCAACTCAGGACTCGGTAACTCTACCATTCGTGCTGGAGCCCAGAATGCTAACGCTCTCGGGGCTGCTCAAGCTTATGGAGGGCTTGGAGCGCAGTTAGCCCAGACGGCAGCCGGCTATCAGGCTCAGCTTGGCCTTGCCGGTCAAGCCGCCCAGATGCAGGGCCTGGGGATGCAGACCGGGCTCACCCAAGCCTATCTGGGCGATCTGGCGGGCTATGGCGGCTTCGCGAACAAGGCCGGCTCGCTCACCGGCCAGTTTTCCACGGGAACGAGCCAGCAGCAGGGTTCCAGTTCTCAGCGGGGCGGCTCGGGCGGCGGCAATGGTGCGGGTCGCGGACAGAGCGGCGGCGCCCCGGCTGGACACATCCCGTTCGGCGGTGCTGCGGACAATCAGGGCCAGTCGGGACGGATCAATCAAGTGGGCCAGCCAACGGGACTCGGGGCCTCTGGGGGCACGGGCGGGATGCAGTTCGGCGGCGCGCCGGGGCAGAGCCTCACCTACGGCGGGGCGCTCCAGGCTCCCCGGCCGGGCGGGGCCGTTCAGTGGGGCGGCAACGCTCCCGCGGGCAATCCCTACGGGGGCACCACGGGCTCGGGCGGCGGCATGGGCACCACGCCCAGCGCAACCAACCCCTACGGCCTGCAAAGCGGCTGGGGGCAGGGCGGCGGCAATCCCACGGGGCTGAGCGGTTCGGCGGGCGGCGTGGCGGGAGCAAACACGGCGGGCTTTGCACCGGGTTATTTTGGCCAAGGGCAAGGCGGCGAGCAGACGACCTTTGTTGACGAGAACGGGACGACTTGGGACGCCAGCGGCACCAGCATGTGGCCGGACGGCAGCGTGTACGACTCCTCCGGCAATTACCTCGGCACGCTGGGCGACAACAGCCTCACGGGCCAAGCAGGCGGCTTGCAGGGCGGTTTCTGGCAAGACCCGAACCAGTACGTCGGGGAGGAAGTTATCAGTCAAGGCGGCTACGGCGACAGCCAGGACTACGCCAACGACTACAGCGACCTCTTCGGCTACGGCGACACTTCCACGACCGACACGTCCGGCTATGGCTGGGACTACGGCGGCGATTACACGGACTACAGCGACATCTTCGAGTAAAGGGGACAGGAATGTCGAGCCAGACTGGAACCTATTGCGAAGCGACGTTCACGAACATCGCCGACTACACGGCGCTCGCATCCTCGAATGTGGAGGCCACGCTGCTCACGCCGGTCTCGCCGGACGTGACCCGGCAGCCGACCTTTTTCCCATCTTTCTGGGCCGGCAATCAGGGCATCGGCCGCATGTTCACGATTCGAGGCGGCGGCGTGTTTTCGACCACAGCCACGCCGACGATGATCTTCCAGTTCCGCCTGAGTCCAACGGTGGGGGTGACGACACTCTCCGGTGCTTCCGTCGGCATCACGGCGGGGATCGTCACGGCGAGCGGCATCACCAACAAGTGGTTCTGGTTTGAACTCGACATGGTGTGCCGGATCTCGGGGCAGGGTGCCAGCAAGACGACGCTCTCGGGTACGGGATTCATCCAGAGCCCCGGCGGGTTCGCCACGCCGTTCCTTTACCCGATCGAGCCGACGACGCCCGACACGGCGACCTGGACCCAGACCGTCGATTCGTCCGTTGCCAACTACCTGAACGTGAGTCTTACGTGGTCGGCGTCCTCATCGAGCAACACTTGCCAGTTGAAGCATCTCGCGGTCATTGGTTGGAACTGAGATGGACCCACGCAAGCTCTTTGGCGGCTGGCCGGTCCCCCTCGGGCCGCTCTCGGTGCCGCAGATCGACGTGGCGGTGCCGCCGTCGCCCACGTTCACGATGTATGCCGAGGCCCGCGCCGGCGCGCCGCTCTTTCTGCCGCCCTTCGTCCGGGGCGGGCCGCCGCACACGGCCGAGAACTTTCGCGGCCAGGCTCCTCCGGCGCCGGTGCCGACTGGCCGGACCATCCGGTCCAAGGGCTACCTGCCGCGGTGCCCGCAGCCGGGCGAGAAGGACTTCGAGCGCCGCATGGCCTCGTTCACCGAGAAACTCAGCATGATCGTCAACAGCCTGATCGGGCAGGGCATCCTGGTGCAGACGGGGCCGAGTGAGTGGACGATCGACGCCGGCGCGGCGTTGGTGATTACGACGGGCGGGGGCGGTTTGACGGGGACGTTTCCGTAGGGGATGATATCAGCACCCTTTGCCCTTACGGAGACGCATTATGGACCTTGAAAAGCTTGAATGGACGAAAGAGCCGCCGTCAAACAAAGGCATGTACTGGTGGCGGCATATTAGCACCGGCGAACCGACGCTCTTGGCTGTCACTGGTCCAGGGCTATGTGTTCCAGTGCTGGATGATCCGTCCTTGACGAGATGCGGTGAGGAAAGCTTCCCCAAAGGCGGAGAGTGGGCCAAGGCAGAGAGGCTGCCGGACTAGCTTTAGGAATCGTTCAGGGTTGCGACTATGCCGAACGCGATGAATCCGCCGCAACCACCGGGCAACAACCCTACGCCGCCGACGCTCGGAATTAGCGCAGGCGGCCAGACTCCCGGCAACCTCACGCCGCCTACCGTTGGTGTGCAGACCGGAGGAGGGATAGGTGCCGGCGTGCCCCTGCCGGTTCCTGGTCCGCTCACTCAACATCCGAGTGTCAATATCGGCTCCGGCGGCCTGCCGATGATTATGGAGCCCGAGCAGCCTCCAGTGCCGGCAATCAATCAGGGAACTGGAGTTGCCAAACCGCCTATTCTGGCAAACCCAAATTACAATCCGTACCGGCCGATCTCGGTAGCGAACTTGCCCTACATTATCGAGCCTGGCACAGAGATTACTTTGTCGCCAGGAAACGCGAATGCTGTTCTTGGTCCACCACCGGCGGGCGCAGGCAATATGGGGGTGGAAGCAAGTGGTGGCTTCGAGGGCGGCCCTCTCTCCGTCCGGCCTGGTCCGCTTTTGCCGCGACCCGCTCAAGACCCAATCCCAGTGACCACGCCCCCGCCGAGTTCTAAGCCGACCACAGTAGCCACGAGACCCGTACCCACAGAGCCAATCAGACCCGTTTCCGTGCCCACAATACGCCCCAGCATCCCAGCAAACATAGCCGCGCTCATCACCCAATATCTTGATCCACTGCTTCTCCTGGGACTTGCCCCAGAAATTGCGCTTCAAATCGCTATCGGTCTGGCTCTCGGGACGGCGCTGGAGATTATTTACGACCCGGAGGCTATTGAAGCGTCAAGGCCTGGCATGATTCCGCTGCATCCGACTTCGACGCCCCAGACACCCTATGATCCTGTCTGGCTGCAACAACTCGCCGCGCTTGCGGCTGGCGAGCCGTATCCATACTTGCCAGACAGGCCGACAGGACAGCCCTGGTGGGAAGACCCTTTATGGGACACGCCAGAGCCGGACGATCCGAACGACCCGAACGGCATGAATCAGGACGACCCGTACTCGCAGTTCAGCAGCGGATTAGACCTGGGCGCCGACCCCTACAGCTACGCCGGGGGCAACGTCACCGTCACCGCCTCGCCCCCTGGGGCCAGCGGAGTGCCAAAGTGAGGAGGCCGGGATGGCTCGCGAGTTCCTGTACACGATCACGCTCCATAACGGGCTGACGACGGCGGTGGGGTTTGCCAACATCGCCGCCTCGGACTTGCCGGCGAACATTGCCTACACGAACGTTGCCAACGTCTTCACCGCCAATCAGACATTCTCTGGCGGGATAAGTGGGATTACCGCGGGCGACTTGCCGGCGACGGTGGCGTATACGAACGTGGTCAACACGTTCACCGCCAGCAATGTGTTCGCGGACATTACAACGGGAGCCATCACAGCATTAAGCATCGACTGTAGCGGCGGTGTTGCAATTAGCGGCGAAGTGACCATCGACCAGTTGGTAAGCCTCGGCGCCAACCTGCAAGTGGCCGGCAATATCACGTCAACAGGCGGCATCTTTGTCGGCGACGCCTCCGGTCTGACCGGCATCCCAACCTCCGTCTCCAACAGCGACGGCAGCCTGACCATCTCCCCGACCACCGGGGCCGTGGTGGCGTCGATTGCCCTGGCGCACGCCAACGTCTGGACCGGCCAGCAGACCTTCACGGCGACCAGTTCCTCAACGGTCGGTGTGATCGTTAAAGGGGCCGCTTTCCAGAGCGTTGACCTGGTTCAGTGGAAAGACTCGACGCCGACGATCATGGCGGCGATCAACAAAGACGGCCGCGTGCTGGCGGGCGGCATCGCGGGCGAGCAGCCGCCGACCGTGCCGGGACTGGGCTTCTACAACGATCAGGACAACGGCTTCTTTCTGCGGACCACCAACACGTTCGGCTTCATGACCGCAGGAACCATCCGGGGCTACTTCAAAGCCGATGGCTCTCTGTACCTGACGAACGACCCCAACGCTGCGACGGTCACGCCGCCGGCTTCCCAGACGCTCAAGTTCTACATCCTCGACGGCATCATTTACATCAACAACACGACGGGCAGCGACGTAGACGCCGTGTCGATGCGTGGAGGAGACAATGCTGGTGATAAAAGCGGCTTCCGCTTCGTCGGCAACAGCGCCCATTCTCTGGCGCGGGTCGTCTGCGAGCAGATCACCAGCGGAGAATCGGGCACGCTGGATGTGTACACGGCTCCGTCTAATGCGACTGGTCTCGTGCTCCGCACGCGCGTTTCCGAGACGGGGCGGATGAAGTTGACCCAGGGCGGCTCGACGGGGTTCTGCAACCTTGGTGGTGTGATCTTTAACCACTTCGCCGACGCCGGCAACGGCACCACGGTAGAAACCGATCTCGTCAGCGACACCACAGCAGCGTCCTGTTTGAATGTCAATGGCGACAAGCTCGAAGGCGAGTACGGCGGCACCTTCGTATCCAGCGCCACGGCTACCCGTCAGATCAAGCTTTACTTCGGTGGCACGGCGATATTCGATACCGGCACGCTGACTCTGAGCCTGTCGAGCGCCTGGACGATGTACGCCACCATCATTCGGGTAAGCGCGACCGTGGTTCGCTACATGGTATCGCTGGCCACGGAAGGGGCAGCCCTGAGTGCGTACACAGCGGTCGGGGAATTGACGGGTCTGACGCTCTCCGCGACAAATATCATGAAAGTAACCGGGCAAGCCGCTGGTGTTGGAGCGGCGAGTAATGACATCGTTCTGAAACTCAGCAGCCTGTCGTGGCATCCCGCAGCATAAGGAGCGTTCCGTGGCGACGATCTCCATTACCGTGCCCAACGCCGTGCTTACCCGCGTTGTGGACGGGGTATGCGGCTCGATGGGCTATCAGGACACGATTGGCGGGGTGGCCAACCCGGAGACGCGGGCACAGTTCGCCCAACGGATGCTCAGGGAGTGGGTGAAGGCCCGCGTCAGAGCCTGGGAGACCAGCCAAGCCGAGACCTCGGCCGGCGCGACGGCGGGAGCCAACGTGGACAGTCAAATCGTCCTGACATGAGGCAGTCATGATCGACCCGCTCGAAATGGACCCGTCCGGCTTGGGCGATCTCCAGCAGCAGGAGCAGCAGTTCCAGCCGCCGGAGAATCCCGACCTGTTCGCGCCGGTCCAGCCGGTATCGAAGCCGTGGACGCCGCCTCTGCCCGAGCCCTTTACGCAGAGTGAGTCACTCAGGCTTCAGCGGCTCCAGGCGGGACTCTCGCAGATCGACGCCGACGTGGCCAGCGGAGAGATTCATCCGATGCACGCGGCCGAGGCCAAGCAGCAGATTCTGCCCGAACTCCAGCGGCTGGCCCAGAAGCAGCAATCCCAGCAACAGCAGCAGAAGCAGCAAGCTCAGCATGAAGTCATGCAGCAGAACGCTCAGGCTCTGGGGATGCAGCTCCACGACGGCAAGACGATGGCCGACACGTTTCAGGACCGGACGGCGAGTTTCACGGACCCGATCAGCGGGGAGACGGCCCACTTCTATCAGGGGCGGCATGGCGAGTGGGAACCGATTGAGTTCCCCGAGCCTGCGCAGCCAGAGGGTAAGGGCACGGCCGAGTATTACCCGCCCGGCCTCTCAACGCCCTTGGGCGAGGCTGGCCCCGAGGCTCAGGCCGAGTCGCCGCCTCCCACACTGGAGACCAACGCCAACGGCGAACACGTCCTCACGATCACGAATGGGGCCAATCAGAGCCGGATCACCTTCGACAAGGACGGCAAGATCATCAAGCAGGAAGGGTCTGAACAGGGCATGGCCAAGGGATCGCCGGGACATCCCGACTATGAGGACAGGAATGCCAACCTCAGCGGCGGGGCCAAGCAGTTAGTGCCTCCGCACGTCATCGGGGAGTTCCAGCGTCTGGCGGACAGGACCTACAAGGCTGACAAGCCCGATCCGAGGCAGTTCCAGAACGTACCACACGGCCAGGCACTCTTTCAGGCGGCAACGGCCAAGTGGAACCGCGACAAAAGCCAGGCTGTGGCTCACTGGACGAATGAATGGCTGCGTGACCAGAGTAAGGATAAGCACGAAACCGCGGTTACGGAGCGACTCCAGACGCGGGAAGAGCATCGCATCGCGGCTGAAGAACGAAGGCGGACGGCCGAGGCCAGCACTGAACGACAGCAGAAGACGTATCACCGCATCCTCGACTCCTTGGAAGGCGAGAAAAAGCATCTGGAAGACAAGGCCGACAAAGCCGAGACCAAGACGGAGAAGGACGCCATCTTGGGACGTATGCCGGACTGGATGAGGGATCGAGAAAAGATGGAGACTGAGGCTCACAACCGGGCCAAGCGGGAACATGAACGCTTCTGGCCCTCGACGCCCCAAACTACTCAGGCGCCCGCCCAGCCCGCGCCGGCAGCCCAACAAGGGCCGGCGCCGGCAGCGCCATCTGCTGGCCAAGCCGGCACTCCTGACGACCAGTTACGAAAGCTTGCCGGATATGTGGCCGAAGCTCAGAAGGCCCCACCGCCAAAGCCTGCTGCGCCCGGCAAGCAGCCTCGAAGCCCAATCGAGAACGTTGAAGCGGCTGTACCGTTCGGATTTCTCAAGCCGCCTGAGAACGAATTGAAATACTTCCCCATCGAATAGGACGCTCCGATGGAAACCGAAGAACTCCAGCAAGAAGCTCCGGCACAACCGGAAGCGGCTCCGCAACAGGTCCAGCCACAGGGTTTGCCACCACTCGAAGAGTTTCAGAAGCAGTTCCCCGACCTCGACCCAGGACTGGTTCAGTCGCGCTACGAGCACATCACCAAACTCCAAGAGGCACGGCAGAAGTTCTCCGATATGGAGGAAACCCCCGGTGCCTTCCTTGGTCGGCGGATGATTCCCTTTGGTAGTGGGGCTGTGGCGATGGCCCGGCAGTCGGCTTACGACCGAGCCCAGGCCAGACTGGCGAAGGGCGAACCCGACGAAGGCGACTATGAACTCATCGCCTCGCATGAACGCATCAAAGAGCAAGACTGGCAGCGCCAGCAAACCTTGACCGGGCCAGCGGAAGAATCCATCGCCTCGATCCCCGCGATGCTGGGCGAGAACTACGTCCTTGGCGGCGGTGGCTTGGCGTTTCAGGGCGTCAAACCCTTCCTGGCTTCCGTGGGCAAGCAGTTCCTTAAAGGCATGGCCATGCCCAGCCTCTGGGGGCAGCAGGCAGCCAACCGGGCCTACGAGCAAGGCGGCGGTGTTGCTGCTCCCGAGAACATTATGCCCGCCTTGGGTCAGGCTGGACTCCAGAACGTCATCCTTGGCTCATTGCATAACGTCGCCAGCGGCATCAAGAATCCAGTGACGCGGTTCGTGGGTAAGGTGGCAGCCGGGGCGCTGGAAATGCAGGGGGCCGACATCGCCTTGGGCACGCTGGACGAGTTTCTTCCCGAAGCTCTCCAGACGAAGACAGGCTACGGCCAGATCGGACACATTCTCCGTAGCGAGGGCGACGAATCGCTCAAGAAAGCTCTGACCGACGTTGTGGTACTGTCAGCCTTTGCTGCCATAAGTGGCAACCGACACGAAGCTAAGCCCCTGATGGAGCGGGTCAAGGCCACACTCGATCAGGCCAAGGAAGCCGGCTTACCTGCCAATGAGGCAGCCGTCGTGCTCAACACCTTCCTCGAAGGCGAGAAGAAGGGCGGCCTGTGGCAAGATAGGCAACGTGCTGCGCGGGCAACGCCCACCCCAGGCGAGCCGCCGGACGCCACACAGGCCCTTGTCCAGCAACTGGTCGGCAAGCCTGCTCAGGAACCACCTAAAACGGCCCCGCCAAGCCCCGAGGCCCAGCCTGCGGCTCAAGAGTCTGCCCTGCCGGAAGGTGTCGTCCAGGGGCCACAGGGACCGCTTCCCAAGGACGTTGCCGAGAAGATGGGGATTGGGCCGGAAAAGGGGCCGACGCCTGCCCCGGAGGGCGAGAATCCACGCGAGGCAGCCAATCGGCTCGAAAGCGACTTCCGCGAGTCCCAGAAGCGGCTGGCCAAGCAGGGTCTGTCCGCCCCGGAGATCAACAAGCGGCTCAAGGATCAGGCCAAAGAGCTTGGGCTGGCACGGGATGAGGCGTTCAAGTGGGAGGCTGCGCAGCCCAAGCCGGAACCGTCGAGCCGCGAGCAGGCCGTTCAGCCGATCCGCGAGGCTTTCGAGGCCGCGTTCGGCGAGGGCGGCACCAACAAGGCGCGGCTCAAGACCACGGTAGGGGACCGGGAACTGTCGGCCGTCATGCTCCCCGCCGAGAATGGGCCGATTGCCCATCTGGAGTTCGGGTACAAGGGCACGGCGGGGGAGAAACCGGCAGACCTGGCCAAAGCTGGCCCTAAAGCGGGTTCCCTGGAGTTCGCCCGCAAACTGGACGCCTTTGTCCGCGATCTGGGCGAGCGGGGCGTGCGGGTCTCCTACGACACCGACCCCAAGCGCGCGGCGACCTACGAGCGCGTCTTGAAGCGGGCGGGCTTCGAGCCAGACACGGCAGCAACGGAATCGGGCGAGAACCCCTACCCGACCTGGAAGAAAGCGGCCGAGAAGTCCCCCGATGCTCCCGTCGAGAAGCCGGCGGAAGCACCCCCAATCAAGTCAGAACCAACCCCTGCCGAGGCCCAGCCGAAGCCCGCCCGCCTCGATGAACTGGAGCTCGCCCATCGCACGGGCAAGCGGATCGACCCCAAGGAAGTCTTCGATGCCGCGGGCTTGGACGAGCGCGAGCGGCGCATCCTCGCCGAGATGGCGACCGGGTCCACGCAAGAGGAAGTGGCCCAGCGCGTCGGTCTGAACAGCAAGCAGCGCGTCGGCCAGATTGCCGGCGACATCGCCGAGAAGCTTGGCATGGACCGCTCCGTCTCTGACGCCATGCTGGAAGCGGTGCGCCAGGAAGCAGGCCCGGAGTTTCCCGAGGGGCGTGGTCAACGTCGCGGCCGAACCGGCAGGGCCATGTCGCCCGAGATGCAGGCCCAGCGTGGGCCAATTAGCCCTGATGAGTTAGCTGCGTCAAAACGGGGGCTGGCGCCGAAGACGCCTGCCGAGATCGGCCAGCGGAAGATCAACAAACTCACGAAGCAGTACCTCAAAGAATCTAAAGCTGGTACACTGACGCCCCAACGAGAGGAGTGGTACAAGAATGAGCTTTCTGCAATCAGCGAAGGCGTTGCACGCCGAACTGGGCAAGGTGAACGAGAGCCCGTCGAGCCGGCACCCATTCGACGTGAGCCCGCCCCTGGCGTACCGAGTGGCAACGAAGCTCCTGGCGTTCCGGCGCCGGAACAAGTCGTTCAAGGGCCTGCCGGCGCACGCGGGGAAGGTGAGCCTTCCCCAAGCGGCGTCAGTGAAGCCCCCGGTGACGAGTTAGCGCCCGTCCGCGAACTGGCCAGCAGTGTCCTCAAGGAAGGCAACGTCTGGCACCGCGACCGCCTGCGTGGCGTCCTCGGCGAGTTCTTCAATGAGGATCAGATCGCGGAGATGACCTCTCAGAAGCCCGGCAAGCCGGGGAAGGCAGCGCCAAAAGAAAGCGGCCGGTCGCTGGTGGGCGAGCCGGCCCAGCATCGGGCCGATCAGTGGGACCACGACCTCCGAACCGAGATCATTCGCCTCATCGCCCCCAAGGAGTTCAGCGATGTTCTCCAGGCAGCCAAGGCGACCGGGCTTTCACGGGACGCGGCTGAGGCTCTCCTTGCACGCGCTAACGCAGAAGCTGAAACAGCATCACGTCGCGAAGTTGAAGGCGGCCAGGCGATCCCCGAAGGAGTCGGCGGACCAGCAGGGGCTGATGTCCCCGTTGCCGGCGTCCCCTTCCGAGCCGCAGGGGCCGGGGGAGCCGGAGTCAGCCAGCCCCTCCCTGGATTCGAGCGCGGACCCGCTGGACTCGATCCAGCATCCGGCCGATTCTTTCAAGACTTCCTCCGAGGAGAGTCTGGAGCCCTGAACCCGCAAGAGGTTTGGGACAAGTTCCAGGGCTACGTCCGCTACACGGTGGACGCGCTCAACCGTATCGGCTCGGAATCCTTCCCCACCATTCACCGCTTCTCCCGCGTCGCTGGCGAGAAGGTCATGAACATGGCCGTCTCGCACGACTACGCGCGGCGAGGAGGGGAATACTTCGCAGATCGCGTGCTGGGACCCGACGCCTCGCCGGCCTTCGAGAAGATCGCGGGCGGGACGTTGATGGAGATGCGGTTCCGCTTTGCCAAGGACGCCCATCTCAGGCGCTCCCAGGAAGCCTCTCAAGATGCGGCCAAGGCAAGGGCGGCCGGCGACATGGCCTCAGCGGCTCGCTTCGCTCAGGAAGCCACGGACCATCTCAAGGCCAGAAACGACATCACAGGCATTGTCGGCAAGCCCGAGAGCCCCTTCGCGACCGAGGCGGACTATCAGGCCGCTCTCAAGGACCCGAAAGTCGTGGAAGCGCTCCAGCGCTACAAGACCGAGTACGCAATCGAGAAGGAGAACATCTTCCGCGACTCCCAGGGCCTCGACGCCACCGACCCCATCAACGCCTTCACCCAGATTCAGGGGCTGCCCGTGCGGGCAATCCCTCTGGAGCGAGCCTCGACCGACATCAAGGGCGAGGGGCAGGGCAACTTGAAGAACGTCAAGCTGCGCAAGAACCCGACCAGCTACGCCGCGGGACTGGACGGCGAGAACTACGTGACCAACCTGCGCGACATCATCATGCAGGACATGGCCGACTCTTATCCGCTCGCGGCGAAGGCCGTGGCATACCGAACGCTGGAAGCCGAGGGGCACGGGCAATGGGCCCGTCCCGGCCAGCAGATCGAGGGCATGAAGGAAGTGCCGTTCACCACGCCGCCCAAGGGCACCCAGAAGGCCGAGAAGGGCGATGTGTTCTACATCTCGGAACCGCTGTACAAGGAGTTCCGCCGGGCGCTCAAGGTGGACCAGACGGCCGATTGGGTGAAAGCCCTGGCGGCCGTGAACTACGTCCCCACCGTGGCCAGTCTGGCGAGTTCCGTGGAAGCCGTCTCCCACGGCATCAATCTCGGCGGTTCGCTCCTGGCGCCGGGGATGCGGCTGGGGGAAGTGATTCACAACACCACCGAGCGGCTCTGGAACACGCCCGCGATGCAGAAGAAGCTTCTCGACCTGGCCAAGATGGGCGCTGTGAAGCCGGAAGGGCCAGAATCGGGACTGCTCACGCCCAAATGGCTTCAAGAAGCAGTTGGAGAGAAGGTCGGCAAGACATTGCTCAAGTATGACCCGACCCGCATTCTGGGAACGTGGCTCGATGGGTTCAGCGATGTCATGCGGGCCAGCCTGGGAGACGCTTTCGACCGGCTAGCGACCAAGCTCCACGTCCCCGACACCGAGGCGGCCAAGCGCGACTTCATCAATAGCTGGACCGGCCAGTACGAGAAGAGCGCCCAGAACGGGCTTGTCGCCTTCCTTCGAGAGTCGAAGATCGGCCCCTTCGCCACGGCGGCCAGTCAGATGACAGCCCGAGGCGTCCGCAACCTCTTCGGCGACCCCGGCGTGCACACAACGAGCGCTGCTTCGGAAGTGCAGTTGCGGGCCGGGCAACTCGCCAAGTTCGCGGCTGTGGCGGCGATCCCCTTCGTGGCCAACTATCTGATGTGGGGCAACCCCCTGGGCGACGAGAACACGCGGATCGGAGCGCTCAAGATCAGCGAGGAGAACGGCCGGACCAAGAGCTTCGACTTCCTCCAGTTGGCCGGTGTCCGTCGCGGGCTCACGGCCATCGGTCTCATGCCCATCCTCGACTCGGCCAGGCGCGGCGAGTCGGTCG